GAACCCCGGCCCTCGACCGTGACGTTGCTCGACTCCCGGCCCTCGACCGTGACGTTGCTCGACTCCCGGCCCTCGACCGTGACGTTGCTCGACTCCCAGCCCTCGACCTTGACGTTGCTCGAACCCCGGCCCACGACCTTGACGTTGCTCGACTCCCAGCCCTCGACCTTGACGTTGCTCGAACCCCGGCCCACGACCTTGACGTTGCTCGAACCCCGGCCCTCGACCGTGACGTTGCTCGAACCTGTCGCGACTACCGTCTCGTCTTCTGAAACCTTGCATTCTCCGTCGGAGACAAAGATAAACACTTGCGCAAGCTCTTTGTCGGTGGCTTGCCGCAGCAGTCGAACGCGACGACAGCAAATCTTGTCGTCCTGCTCTGAGTTCCTGGCAAACTCACCGTCGTACTCGGCTACGAAAACTTCGCAGTTATCGAGGTACCACCTTGCCGGCCGATTCGTCAGGTGTAGTCCGTTTGAACAGACATCAAGATTACCGGCGACTTCGTGCCAGTCGCCGGCAATCCAGTGATCGCCATCCTGTTTCGGAAGCGACCAGTTCAAATTGCCGCCGTGACAAGATTTTCCGTTGACCAAGACCTTGAATAGCAGTGGCTCTGACATTGTGTTTTCCCTTCAATGCCTGATTGCGAATCATGGCGATTTAGAAAGCGTCGTAGTCGGCTTCGGCCTCTGCGATCATTCGGACGACGTCAAACTGGAGGTTGCTCATCATTTCGCGGACGTCTTCGCCGCGGCACCAAGCGTCGGCGATTCGCGTCAGTTCGTCGTTGACCAGCTTGAGCTGGTCAACGCGATCTCGGAGCCATTCGTCCATTGGGAGCCTCGGCGCAAGAAAAAAGAACTGGTCGGCTACTCAGGCCGGTCGTCGTGATCGACACTAAAGACAATGGTTTCGACTTGGTGTGCTCGCAGGCACATAAACCGCTTGCTCCATGAGTCGTGGTGATATCCTTTGTCCCAGAGCATTTTTGCCTGAGTGACATTCAGCAGGTAGCAGCCATGTCCGTGCGCGGGAAACCGCAGCACAATGTCGCCGACTGCGACGCCGCAATCCGACTCCCGCACTTCCACGACCCGATACGGAATAAGCTCGCGCAATTCGGATGGACACTTCGGCGTTGGTTTCGGTTTTTCTCGCAGTTCGATTGGCATCGCGATTTTCTCCTTGTTCACAAATTGCTGTCGCGACTCAACGAATACCGCTCGTCAGTGACGTGCCACCAGCCGACCGTCGTGCATCGGTTGGCATCGGCGGGGCAATTTCAGACAGCGACCGTACCGGCCGACTTTTCGCCGGACTCGCTGCCGGTCGGCTTCTTGATCTGGTACGGCATCCATTCGCAGAAGTGACCGCCACTCGGCCGCTCCGCTCCTTCCTGCACCAGCAGGATCGACGTCGGCGGGTCTTTCACGCTGTTGCCGTTGCGGTCGAAGATTGCGAGATTGACGCATGTGTCGGTCCACACGCACGCAATCAAGGCCACTTGCGGCGGTCCATCCGCGCCGCCCGGCGGGTAGTAGTTCACGACTCTTCCAACAGTGGGCTGAATCATTTCTCTCTCTCCTGAAAAGTTGACGTCGAACCTCACAACAAAAGAATGGCGGGGGCGGGAATTGAACCCGCGTCGGCAAGGTTATGGGCCTTGTTGTGCGACCAGCAGCACTCCCCGCGGTAATCGGAGTCCTACAAGTCGGCGATGTTGTCCCATCCGCCGCCAGACGGAGCCGCCGCAACGGGTTGAGCCGCAGGCGGCGACGTTGAATTCGTCGTCGCCGTTGGCGGCACCTTGGCTGGCGCGGCGGCGAGGCTCGCCTTTCCAATCAGGGCCAGGGCATTCACGTTCTTGGGAACGTCGGCCACCTCGGGATGATCGACGGGATACACCTGGCCGAATGGCAACTCGAACTTCTGGTCGTACTGTCCCGTCTTGTCTTCCTTCGACCTGGCGACTCTGCCGATGCACTGCTGTCCCTTGGCTCGCAGCCAGGTTTCCTTCGTGATTCGCGTCTGTCCCGTCACGGAATCAACGACGATTCTCTTGCCGTTGTGTTCGATCTGTCGCAAGACACCCAGCCCAAGTCCGAATCGCTTGGCTGATTTGATAGAACCTTCGGCCGGCGGTCCGCCCCCCTTGCTGCCCACCCACACCCGATGGAACAGACGCGCTCCGGTCTTGCTTTGTCCGGGGACGGAGTGCAACACGCTGAGATCGAAACGAATGCACGGCGACTTCGCTTCGCCATCCGCCTTGTGTGTCTCCAGCTCTGGCACCACGTCGGCCACTTCGAAGTGATACCAGCCTTCCCGATCCACAATCCCGCCGACGTCCAAGTCGGATGAATCGGTATCACCGAGATCGAACGAGCCGTCGAACCCGCTTTGCCCTTCCAGCAGGGCCGTGTCTTCGGCAGTCAACATGATGGAGTCTCCTTCTGTTGGTCGTTGTTCAGGGCTGTCGCGATTTTCAGGGCTTCGTCTGTGCGATGCACCCAGGTCGCGGGATAGCCCAGCACTTGGAGACCGACTTGTTCAACGACATCCTCTCCGTGGGTCTCCACGAGGAAACGAAGCGGCGTCGTCCACTGTTTCGTAATCTGTTTCGCGATGGCCCCTCGATCAGACTGGACCGAGGGGTTATCCGTGAGGGGCGGAATTCGCCCCGACTTCAAAAGGGATGTCGCCCGATGGCGGCACAACCGCTCCGCGAAGTTGCTGTCTCTTGGCGATCAGATTGGCCAGAAGTTCGTGCGCCTGCTGCCGAGTCAATTCGCGGGCCGACTTGACGTTTCGCTTGGCCAGCACTTGCAGCCACACATCACGCGGCATCTTCAGTTCCTTGATGACGGCGAGCATCGAGTCGAGCTGGTCCTGCGTCGCGTGGCCGTTTTCGTTCGCCGTGACGACAGGGGTCGCAGTTGCTGCGGTCGTCGCACCAGCGGGGCGGTCATCCTGACCATTGCGGCTTCCTGCCGCCCCAACCGGTTGCTGAGTCGCCGCAACGTGGTTATCCGCCGTGACGACACCCGCAGTCGCATTGGCTTTGCCCGCCGCAATCAGTTGCTCCTGTCGCGTCAGGGCCAGACGTTCTGCCTCCGCCTTGTTCGCGGCGATCGAATTCTGAAGCAACAGCTTCTGGTCATCGCTCAGTTGTTCCGCCTGAAGCAGCTCGTCTTTCTTGAGCTTCGAGTAGTCGGGCGGATTCTGAATGTACTTGCGGATCGTGGCCGGCGTGCAGATTGGCAGCCGTGGCGGTAGGACCGGATGCGGTTCCATTTCGTGTGTTTCCGGATTCATCACGAAGGCGCACAGCCGCGTTTTTAGCACCTGAGCGGCGGGCTTTTCTGGCAACCGCCCCTTCTCGTCCGGCTTGCGTTCCAGCCGCAGATAGAGCGAAGCCAGTTCGAGAATCGTTTCCTTCCCCTTGGCTTCGCGTTCCCCGGTCGGCCGGCCCGTCTTGTCGAAAATCGACCGCATGTGGGCGATACACACAAACGTCTCGACTCGCGTCAGGATGTCCGAGAGTATTTGCTTCCAGAAGTCCTTCGCTGCGCCCCACATCAGGGCTTCCGACTTGGCGAACTGCGCAGACGTGTAGCCGAACTTGTTCGGATTCAATCGCACGTACTCCACGAGCCCCGCCTCGATCTCGCTCACGGTGTCGAGCACGGCGACACGGTAGACGCCCGGCTTGAGTCCGCGAACGAGACTCAGCCACGCCTCGAAAGTCTGGATCGGTCGGTACTCACCGTTCGGAAACTTCTCCGCCATCATGGCCGGAATGTCCACGCGGCGGAATCCGAGCGATGCCTGGTACGGCTCGCCTGACTTCTCGGTGTCGAAATGGATCGTGTGGGCCGGGTCGATGGTCAGACCAAACAGAGTTTTGCCAGATTGGTATTCTCCGCAGACTCCGATGAAGCCGAGGCGCTGTCCGTTCGGCCAGAGCGGCGATGTCTGACTGTTGCTTGGTGGCTGGTTGTTGCTTGGTGGTTGACTTGCAGTCGCGGTCGCGACAGCGGTTGCCGTTGACATGATTTTGCCCCCTTGATTAGCAGAAGTAGCCTTCGTAAAGACGGAACAGTTCGCGAGTGATCGTCACGTCGCTTTTCACGTACTCGTCGAGCTTTGCCGGATCGACTTCCGCCAGTTCGGCGACTTGCGATCCATCCACGTCGCCGGCCGGGATCTGCATGCCATAAAGTCGGGCCAGTTCTTTCAGTTTCATCGCCTTCGACTTGGCGAACCGTCGCTCCATCAGGTCCACCACGTCGCCGCCCCACGGCCGCAGATCGATCCGCCGCGTCGCCGTGATCCCCAGCAGCATCGACCGCACGAAGATCACGGGCAGGTCGAACCCGATGACGTTGAATCCCACGATCCTCTCGCAGCTCGCGGCCATCTCCCAAAACGATTCAAGCAGCTTCCGTTCAAGAATCTCTTGGGCCTGAAAGTCGGGATCGACCGCCACAATCGACTGCGGCTGGTCGCCATCCGCGAACGCCCAGCCCATCGCCGCGATGCGGCAGTATTCCGGCGTGACGGACAGCAACTTCCGACGACTTTCCGCGGCCTGCACGATTGACAACCGTTCGGACCGCACGCCATCCACGGCCTTGGTTAATCCTGATCGCGGCTTGTCCCGCTTGCGTTCGGCGTCGGACAGCAGGTCCAGCCACGCATCGCACGGATTGATCCGTTTCAATTCGTCGCCGATCTGGTCCAAGGCCAACTTGAGAAAGTCGTCGATCTTTGGGCAGTCGCTGACTCCGGTTTCCGGCTTGGGTTCCGGCAGCGGATCGAGGCCGAACGATGCAAGTCGCGAATAGTCGGGCACGGTTTCGAGATCGAAGAACAGCAGCGACTTTCGTTGCGTTCCATTCAGCTTTGCCGCTTGCGGCAGCGGCCGAGCCGCTCGCCCGCGCGGGAAGCTGCCGCCCGTCTCGAAATCGTCCAGCGATGCGAATTCATCGGTCGCGCCGACATCCGCATCAAGTTCCATCACGTCCGTTGACATGGTTGCCCCCTGTGGTTTTGGCTTTCTGCCTGGCTTTCCGCTCCGCCTTTCGCCGCTCCTTCTCCGCCTCGACGTGTGTTCGCACAGCCAGCGAGTAGCAGTCCGACACGGCCAGGTAGAACGTCTTCCGTTCCCCCTTCAGCCGGAATCCGATCAGCCGCCCCGGCGGCTGAATTTCCACGACCACCGGCCGGGACTTGCCGCGGCTGTAGCAGTGGGCCGCCGACTCTCTGGTGACTGTTCGATTGACCGTGGTCATGCCGCTTTCTCCGCGAGAACTCGCAACTGCTCGGATTCAATCGCCTGCTGAACTTCATCCCGATGGATCGCCACTTCCGGAGGGGCTGCGATCCCGATTCGCGACTTGTCGCCGCGAATCTCAGCCTGCAGCACCCGGATCCTCGTCGGCTGATCCGACGGCGGCACGGTAATCACGATCCCTTCGTCTTTCTTTCGGCTGAGTACCAACATGCGACCTCCCTGCCTTTCGTCTGGCCCATGACAGCCGCAAGCCTTCGCTGATTCGCCGCTGTCGTTCGGCGATCGGCAATCGCTGGCGCGTCTTCATTGGCCATCTCCGTGATGATTCCCCGGCGGACCGCTCTCCGATCCGCCGGGGCTGTCTGAAATCGCAAGGCCGACTCCGAACCGGAATCTTTCTTGCCTCTGGCGACCACAAGCCGCCAGATTGCCTGATTGGGGGATTGCACCCGCAAGCTCTGCTACGCCGACCGCCGGTGCCTTTGGTTTTTAATTCCGGCCGCATCGTATTCGCCGCATCAGGCGTTGCCGGTCTCTCCCGGCTGCCACGGTATCCCTCGCACCGTTGAGGGGGCTTTAGCAGGTCGGCCCCAAGGACCTTGCTTCGTTCGCCGAACATGCCGCGGCGTGCATTTTGGACTGGTAATACTTCTGTTGCCTGCGGTACTTCCGCAGGGCCGTTTGGCATCGCTTCAGCTTCGATTCCCACTTCTTGATCGCCGTCTCGGTGGCCGCGAGCTTCGCATCATCGCCAGGCTTCACGCTCTTCGCTTTCGGTTGCCGTTCGAGTGGCAGATCGTTCGCCCACGAATACATCACGAACGGATCTCCATGCCCGATGCGGCAATCTTCTTTCGACCGCATCCATCGCTCGCCCTTGGCACCGCGAATGTGGGCGAATTCATGAGCGAGAATCTGGCAGAATCTCGGCTTCTTTTCCGTGACGTTCGGCGGCAGTCGGATCAGCACGTATGATCCGCGAATGTGGGCGTAACCGCTCAAATACTTTCGCGCAGTCATGAACCGAATGAGCAGCCGCTTTCGATGTTCGGCATCCAACTCGCTCTCCGCGACCCGCGCCACGAAAGCCCGCAAGTGGCCTGTCCGCCATTTCGTTCGATTTTCAACTCTCATGGTCCGCGCCCCCTGACATCTGTTTCTAAGCTTTGGCCGCCTTCTTCTTGCTTCCCTGCCCTTGCATGAACTCCACCAGGTCCGCCCCGGTGACGTAGACGAACTTTCCAACTCGACTGACCCGCAACCCTTCGGCCCGCATGGTCCGAAACGCCGCCAGCCCGATCCGCAGCCGCCGCAGCAGTTCCGCCTTGGTCAGCACTTCGTCCGCCCGCACGCTCCCCGTCGGTGGCATCTCGACCGTGCGGACGACTCGACCGCTGCCGTTGGTTCGCAGTTGGCTGGCGTGACCCGCCGACCGGCCCTTTCCGTTTTGGGACCGGGCCTTTCTTCGCTTTCCGTGAGTCGTCGTGCCCATTGTCGTGTTCATCCGGTTCTCTCGTGAAATGCCTTGCCGTCTGCTTCAATGCTCGATTGATGTGTGATTCAGCATTTAATTGGTGTTGTTCAACGGGGCCGCATGGTAACCAAATAGAGGCACAACTTGCAACTAAAAAATAACTAATTATTTTCAAAAACCATAAGTCGCAACTCTTTCGTGACTTGCAATCCACGATTAGCATTCAATTCGCACGCGAAAGAACATCGAATGAAGATCGAGCAATCAGCAAATGACATCGAGCAGCTGCTCGACACGGCAGAAAGGAGTCTGGAAATTGCAAGAGGTGTTGTTGGCGCAATGCGGCAACACGATGTGCCAACTCTGCTTCTCCAAACTGGAAAGATGAAGAATCATCTGCTTCCGGGATTGTGGCGTTGGGCACAAAGGCTTCGTCACGACGCGGAATCGCAACTGTTCGACGCGACGAACATCCGCGCCCAGCGCCAGCAGTTCGATACGGAGCAGGCCGTGCTCGCCCGGCATCGCGAGGAACAGTCTCAAACCAAGAAACACAAGAAAGGAAAGTGAGGCACAGCATGGCTGGCAAGCAGTTCGTCGCTACAAGCGTTCGCTGCCCGCAGTGCAAGACGACATTCTCGCTGACATCGGAAGAGGCCGAAGCATTCTCCGGCAAGAAGTTGGCGACACGTTTGCAGCAGCGTTCTATCTCGGATTCTTGTTTGTGCGGGCCGGATGGAACACCGGACTTTGGCTAACCGCAATCCTCGTCCTGTTTTTCGCCGAGCGATTCCTTCGTGCCGAGCAAGATTCCGCAACACAACGATAAATCAAAGAATGGAAAGCAAGGTGCATCATGCAATATGTTCTTTTCGTTCTCGCTGTTCTTTCGGTTGCCGCAGACGATCCACCAAAGATCGAAGACAAAGAGTTGGCCAAGCTCGTGGCTGACATCAAGCAGAAGCCGTCAACCAAAGAGAAGCTGGAAGCCATCAGGAAGATTCAGGAGATTGGCCCCAAGGCCAAGGAGGCGTCCTACACCCTCTGCAACACGCTGGCCACGCATCGCAACGAGCAGCTTCGTCTCGCAGCCGCCGAGGCATTGGAGAGGGTCAATCCCGAATTGGCCAAACTTGTCGTGCCCGCTTGCACCGACGGTGCCGAGAAAGTCCGCATTGATTACATTCAACGCATCGAACAGATGGGGCCGCAGGCGCACGATGCAAAGCCGGTTCTTCTTGCTCGCTTGCTCAAATCCAATGACGGCTATGGTGAATATGTCGCTTGTGTCGTTGCGCTTTCAGCAACATGCCCGGCCGACAAAGACGTCTACGACTTATTGCTGCGAACGACGCAACACCGTCGCGAATACGTTCGGGCAACCGCAGTCATTCGACTGCCGAAAATGGAAGTCGAGGACCACGCCAAGGGTGTCAAAGCCGTGGCAACCGTCCTGCGTGCCGACACATCGGCAGAGAATCGAGTGGCCGCAGCGAAGTCTCTCGGTGAGTACGGCAGGGAAGCAAGATCCGCGATCGATCAACTTCGCTTGGCACGCGGCGATAAGGTCGCCGAAGTCCGCGAAACGGCCGATGCTGCCATCAAGCAGATTGAAGCACAGCTTGCAAACGAGAAGTGATGTTCAAAGTCTACGTCGTCGATTACAACCGCAGTGCCTTGATGCTTCGTGCTCGGGACTCCGCGACCGGCCGCACGCGCTGCCGTTCCGCGCGCACTCGTGTCCGTCGTGATGCCGAGCGGGCCGCTGGCGTTTGGGAAGCCGAACTCAACAATGGCCGCACGCCGGCCGACCGGCTGTCGTGGGACGACTTCTGCGAACTGTACGAAGCCGAAGCTCTCGCCGGGCTCGCGACCAACACGCGACAACGCTGGTTCGTCATCGCTGATCGGATCAACTCGCTCGCGCTGCCCCGCTGGCTGTCCGAATTCACGCCTTCCTACGTCAGCCGTCTGCAATCGCTGTTTCGTCAGCACGGACTGGCCGAAGCCACGATCGCCAGCGAACTCAAGATGCTCAAGGCCGCCCTCAACTGGGCCGTCTCCATGCACTACCTTGCCGACTGTCCCGCCTTTCCACGAATCAGGCGGGCCAAACACCAAAAGGTGATGAAGGGCCGACCGATCACCGACGCCGAATTTCAAAAAATGCTCGCGGCCGTGTCGCGCATCGTTCCCGCCGCCCACGTCGCCGCCTGGCAACGCTATCTCCGCGGCCTCTGGCTCTCCGGTCTGCGACTCGAAGAGTCCCTCAACCTTTACTGGGACCGTCGCGATCGCCTGTGCATCGACGCCAGCGGCAAGTTTCCGCTGCTCTGGATTCCCAGCGAACACGAAAAGGGAAACACCAACCGCCTGATGCCCATCGTCCCCGACTTCGCCTGCTTTCTCGACGAAACTCCGATCGATCAACGTCGCGGGGTCGTCTTCCCGCTCCCCAAACGCAGGGATCGTCAGGGCCGGCACCCGTCCGGAAAATACTGGGTCAGCCGCACCGTCTGTGCCATCGGGCGGGCCGCCGGAATCATCGTGGACACCCGCCACGGAACCAAGTACGCTTCCGCCCACGATCTCCGTCGCAGCTTCGGTGAACGCTGGGCCTTGCGAGTCATGCCCCAGGAATTGATGGACCTCATGCGCCACGAAAGCGTCGAAACCACCCTCCGCTACTACGTCGGCCGCAACGCCCAGCAAACCGCATCCCGACTGTGGCAGCAGTTTGGTAACAAGTCTGGTAACACGCCCGCCAAGAAATCAAGAAAATCATAGCATCGAGGCTGTAGCTCAGCTGGTAGAGCAACGGACTTTTAATCCTTCATGGAGTGCTGATCGGGTATGACTGAAGACAAAATGACAGAAAAATGCGTGCGGACTTGAGTGTCGCCCAATCACTGGCGACTGGTTTTCTGTCGGTTTTGGTCACTTTTTTGGTAACACGCACAGGAGTCGCGAGGTCGTGGAGTTCCACAGTCGCTGAAACCATCGGGCGCGACGGATCGAAGTGAAGCGACCCACGATGCGGTTGTTGTCGGCGATGACGAATGTTGTACGGAACGAATCGAAAAGTTCGCGGGAGATGGGACGCAGGTTTCGCATGGCGTGGAGGTAGAACGACCGTTCGCGGTGCTCGGGAGTCTGGCCGATGACGAGAAACCGGCTGCGATCGCGATTCGGCGACAATTCCAAGGTCAGCGGGTCGAGCGGACGGGCATTCACGTCTCGAATCGAAGTGATACAGATGAACCGACGCTCCAAATCCGAGGTACAACCAATTACGTTGCGGGCCGGATAGAGAAACGAATAGCAGCCATCAACGGACAACGGACAAGACGCAGAAGATGAAAGCGCAGACTCGCACGATGGGGTGATCGGCATGACCAGTTCCCTTCGGAATTGTCGGACAAGAATTGCCGAGAAGGGCCGCGAATCACGGTGCGGCGACCGGGTGCCAGGGCGAACTGCCCCTTGGGTGAGTGGTGACAGAATGCCACACGAAACGACCGATTTCAAGCCACAAAATCTAGGGGCCGACCGAAGTTTCATCGCAATGGATTGATGACCGACGGAGCGACGATTCCATGCTTTCTTTTTGGTGCAACGCTGGCGATTCGCCCTACCAGTGCTGGTGTTGTTCGCGTGTAATCGACAGCGCGAACGGAATCTCCCTGAGCGATCACGTCGTTGATTCCACGAGCGGATCGCAACTGGAAGTACACGTCTGCCGCAAGTGCTGGAACAATATTCCGCCCCAGCATCGCGTGTGGATCAAGCTGGTGGCCTTGAGTCGCAGCAAAGGCGGGATCGGTGGCCCGGAGTTTTTGGAAATTTTCGAGCGAGTCTTGAAGGCCACCATCAAGGAGTATCGGGTGGGCCGTCACTTCGAGAGTGATTCGGAGGACGAGAATCCTGAGTCAAGGTGGAACTGACCGGATCAGCCGTTCGCGGCTGGAAGTCTTGGCACGTCGCACAGCAAGCCATTCCAATCGACTTCGCGACCGTACATTCTCCGTGCAGGTTGCACGCGAAGACCTTTAGTCGCACGGTGCCGGAGCACGTGGGACAATCCTGAAGACGAAGTAGATTGTCGCGATGATGACAACTTGAGCTGTCTCTTCCGCACTCCTTGTGTATCGGAAGCACCGGCTCAAACACAAAAACAATCTGAGTGCCGCATCGAGTACATCTATAGATCCGTGGCTCGATGCGTTTCCAGTTGCAATTCATTTTTTCACTTCAGACAGGGGAAAGCACCAAGTCAGACGGGGCATTAAGATTGGGATACTCCCAGTACTTTATGCCCGCATTCTGTCCGCCTGATATCCAGCTTTCGAAAAAATAAGTCAGGATCACTTCATTGGCAGTTGCCACGGAACCATTAGGACAATGCAAGGCCCCGCGAACCAATCTCAATGTCACCTTGGGAGTGAACGGAAACGGCGGCTGGTCTGGCTGTTCTCCCGTCTTGCCGTCTCCTCTCATCACGAGCGTATCCGTCTCGGCGTTATAGCACCTCAGTATCCATCCTCCACTGGTATTCCAAGTCAGAAATGGAGGCGGCGGACAAGTACCTGGATTGCATTCCGCTGTTGGGGCACAATCGACATCGACGCATTGGATAAAGTCGAAACTTTGGGTGCCGCTGTGTGCCACGATCCATGTTCCGTTGGCATCAAAACCGCAGCCGTTAAAGGTAGTCCGATCTACCCGATTGGTGGCCGGCATCGTCCCCCATCCGAGCCATACGTCTACGTTAGCCAGTCCCTGCAACACGAAGGAATACTCCTTGGCATCGTTCACGCAGACACAAATGCAACAAGGTCCCATCGACCATTCTCCGGTCAAGTCTGTTCAACATGCCGTGGCAACTACGATCCACTCGTGGCCCACTTGTTCCGCCATCGCCTTTTTCCCGGCAGCAACGGACCACCCGTGCGCTTCCGTAACCGTGATGTCCCTGTAAGTCTCGCTATAGTTCGTCGTGTCGAACGTCGGCATGCCGATGACGTTACGCGGCCCGTCAGCCTTTTCGACGCGGAGCGTGGCCGTGCCGAGCGGAGCCAATGCTCCCTGAAGCGTGCCGTAGATTCGTTCGCCGAACCGGGGGACGCCCTTCGCGAATTGCAGAATCTTTTCCGGTCCGTGATTCGGCGGCAGCGACTGAACTCGCGTAAACCAGCGGTAGCCGCCTTCGCCGGGAATGCGGTCCATCGACATGATGAGACAGTTATCGAGCGGCGTGGGCTGCCACGCCGCGATGGCTGGGAACGTCAGATCGTAGTGGTACGAGGCCGCGTCGAAGTAGGCTTTGGCGATGGCATCCGCCAGCGAGTCGATGAGGGCCGTATTGTCCGTCGCGCCGCCCACACAGGCAACGGCCGTGCTGTAGATGTGTTTCGGGTAGTCGGCCCCCGTCGAACTGACATAGGTTTTCTTGTAGAGAACCGGGGCTTGGTTTGGAGCCGCGGCCCCTTGGTGAATCAGGCCGTTGATCCACTTCGGGAAGAAAACCGAGATGGTGTTTGGCGGCGGTACTTCGTGAAAGAATGTTCCGCCGCCGTTAGCCTTCTCCGCCAGCTTGGAATAGCTGTTTTGGACCCACTTGAGCGGGTTGAAAAACAGCAGGTTGTTGCCACCCTTCAAGCCCGGAGCGATCGGCTGACAGTCGTAGTCTTTGAATTTGAACGGAGGCGACGTGGCCAGATTGCTCCGGGGAATCAATCGGTAGCCGCGAGACATCAGCATCGAATCGAGCAACTGAGCCGCGTTGACCGGCTGTTCGGGCGGCAGGATCACCTGAATCCAGTCCGTGTCTTCGACCCCAGAAAGTAGAGATGCCGCGGGCTTGCCGTCGTATAGCAAATCGCCCAGCGGCAGCTTGCTCGACCCGAACCACGTTTTGAACAGTGATTCGATTTTCTGAATCAGGTAGTAGATCGTGTTTTTCGTGAATGTCTGGGCCTCAATCGTGACCTGTTGCCACCAGTACCGATCATCCACCAGCGGCAACAGCCAGAGAGCTTGATTGCCGCTGACGAAACTAATCTTGCGGGCTGGCAGAGCGTGCATCGGCATTCGTAGTTCGTGGACGTGAGGCAGGGCGGACGACGTATCGACCCGTTCGTTGCCTTCCGAATCCACGAAGACGGTTTGCAGAACAAGATCGGCCATCGCATTTTTTCCGGCGGCTGAATTCAGGTTCGCGGAGAGGGCGGACCGAATCTGGGCCAGCCGGGATTCGTCCACGAGAGCGAGATAGCATGACCAGCGGGTCGCCCCCGTGGGCATGACCAGCGTGTTGATGCGTGGCGACGGCAGCGGCGGGTAGTTTGGTTGCGGAAGCCATTCGGCCAGCGGGTTGGCCTGCGCGATCGTCGGGCAAAACCAACTGGCATCCTGAGCTGGCAGCCACTGTTCCAGAAACCGGGCGACTTCGCCCCCCTGATCTTCCAGCAGGAGCGGGACGCCGGCGAACGAAACGGCCATGTCCAGCCCCCTTTACGATTGCAGGTCCCAATCGAAGTCGGTCGAGAAGCGGAGCGACAGATACCCGATCTTGTCTTCGTCCAGGAATTTCGGCGGATCGCAGTTCAGGGGAGCCATGAGGTTTCGCAGCAACTGATTACCGACAGGATCGACGAGATCGTGGCCCGAGAGAGCCTTCAGCACGAGACGCTTGACGACCAGCAAGCCGCGCGTCGATTCCGTCAGCACCTTGACGCTGCGGCCACCGCGATCGAGAAGCATGCGAGTGAAGACGGTGACTACGACGCCTGCTTCTTCTGAGGTCTGATAAATCCCGCCCCCCTCGTGCAGTCCCGGCTCAAACTGTCCCTCGATGGGGGCGACCGTCAGGAACAAATTGGAGGGGAGCAGCAGTGGGGGGACGGGGAACAGAGACGCGAAGCAGGTTTCGTCGGTCAATTTCGGATCTGTCACGACCGAGGCAATCAGACGATCAACGACCGCCTGGAGAACAGTGGCTTGATTGGTGTCGACGCGAGACATGCTGTGCTAATCCTGAACCGCCGGATGTGCGTCGTCAGAAGGAACTGCAACGGCTGCCGATTCTTTCGACACGATGCACCACGCATCATTCGGGAGCAGCTCTACCGTTTCCGGCGAAACTTCTCCCGATTTGATGCGGGCCACCAGGCCGAGCAATTTCCGGTATTCCGACCGCAGGCTTTGGTAGTCCTGATACAGTCGGCCCAGGGTTTCGTGGACATCCATGAGGGGCCTCTGGTTACACGCTGGTGATGGTTTCCACGCCGCTTGCCGTCTTGAATTGCAGCTTGTTCAAAGTCTGGTCGTACCAGAGAGAGCCGGTCACCGTCCCGTTGTCGGTCGTCACCTTCAGGCCGAGGAAGCCGACGTTGACGATCGAGGCATTCGCGGTCCCCACGTTGACCGCCGCCGCCGTGCCGCCGGTTGCGGCTCCGGCGTCAATGGTCACAGCCCCGGCTGTGCCGGACGCACCAGCGGACGCACCGCCGGTAATCGTGACGGCACCGCCAGAACCCGTGCCGGTGGCGACACCGCCGACAAGACTGGCCGCGCCACCCGTGCCGTTCGTGCTCGTCGCGGCACCGCCTGTCACGCTGGCCGCGCCGCCATTACCAGTGGCTCCGGCCCCGGAAGCACCACCAGTCACGCTGGCCGCGCCACCGGCAGCAGTGCCCTGACCAGCACCGCCAGCAAGGGAAGCAACGCCGCCAGCCGAGTTGCCAGCCGTCCCTGCGCCGCCGGTGATAGTGGCGGCCCCGCCAGTGCCCGAGGTGGCACCGCCAGCACCGCCAGTGACTTGAGCCGCTCCGCCAGCGCCAGTGTCGCCACCGGCACCACCGACGACTTTGCCGATGCCGCCCGCAGCGGATCCCTGACCGGCTCCGCCGGTTGTCGAGGCCACGCCGCCAGCCGAATTCCCGGCGGTACCGGCTCCGCCCGCCAGACTGACCGCGCCGCCCGTGCCACTGGTAGACCCACCAACGGCCCCGGTGATTGTGATGGCACCGCCTGCCGACGTAGCCGAAGCCGCTACTTGGCCGGTGATTCCAAGATTGGCGTCACCGCCCGTAATCGAACCCGCCGTGATGTCGCCGGACGCCACGTCGCCAGCGTCCTGCCATGCCGAACCGGTGTAGACCAGCAACGCTCCGACGGTCGTGTCGTAATAGATTTGACCTGCCTCTGCCTTGGTGGGCCGATTGGCCGTGGTCCCCGACAGATCGCATCCGTTCCAGGTAAGCATTTTCAGACCCCTTCACTAAAAATTGCCGACGAGCATTCTGATGGCACCGAATGGACTATTCCGTTTCGGTTGCAGTTGACGCGACGGGCCCGGCTTCTGGAGACGCGACGGGCGGCTCGCAATTTCTCTGAACTTGCTCGAGCTTTTCGCGAAGCTGGGCCACGTCCTGTTCCAGTGCCGCGGCATCGGCGGCTGGCACAGCAGTCCGAATGGCATCCGTCAGATCGTCGAGTTTGGCTAGCAGACTCATCTGTGATCTCCTTCGATTTGAGAGACGAATTATCCCACCACGCTGTCGGGAATCGTTTCGCCACCGGCGCTGTTGCTGGGGAGCAGCAGCCCCAAGGCGGCCATGTTGAAGTTGCGGTGATACCACTCCTGAATTTTCGCGGCACGATCATTGGTGACCGTGATCGTGAACGCATCCGTGTTGCGGAAGTTTGCCGCTCCGCTGAACGGGCAGACGAACGGTCCGCCCGCGTAGAGTTCGCGCATTTCCGACAAGGCCACGCGGTCGAAGAACACGGAGCGTCCGTTCGTGACCGCCGTGGAAATCCGAATCCGCAGGTAGATCAGGGCGGGCAGCTTCGTCGGCGTGCGGAACACACATTCCACGCCGGCCCCCACCAGGTCCACCAGATGCTTCCATGAGGTCGTCAGGCTGCTGGCGTTGAACGTGATCGAATTGGCCGTTCCCTGATCGTCGTTGATGACCGTGCCACCGACGCCGTCCACGAGGTCGATCGTGATGACGCCCGCCGCGATCGAGGCGTCGGCGATCGACCACAGCGAGAGACCGTAGGCAGTGGCCGCCGTCAGGTTCGTCAACTGCTGATTGATCGTGGTCAGTTCCGACCCATTCGACGCGAACCACAGCGCTTTGCCGCCCGAGTAAACTTGGGCCGTCCCCTGAGTGGTCGTGGCGGGCGTGATGGTTCCCGTGTCGAAATTGTTCGTGGCCGTGATCTCGGTCAGATTGCCGCCGCGGCCGGTGAACGTGATCGTGTGCGTGTAGTTCGGGCTGCTGCCCGTCGTGCCCACCGTGACGCTTTCCAGTCCGGCAAGGCTGCGCAGAGCCGACTGAAGATCGGACCCGGCGGCGTTGTAGGCCAGGGGCGTCGTTGTCTGCGTTTTGCCGGCCGCGTTCTGCCACGAGACCTGGTAGTAGCCGCTCGTGGGCGTACCCGCGATCGTCAGCGTCTGGACTTCGGTCACGGTGAGCTTGAGTGTGGTGCCGACCGTGCCCACGGAAACGATCCAACTGTCGGGCACATTGGTCTGAACGGTCGAGTTCTCGAATTCGCTGTTGGTCAGTAGATTCGAGGCGGCATCAACAGCCGTGAGCGTGGTCCCCAGCCCCGACTTGCCGGGCCACGCTTCGTCCAGTAGCGAGGTCACGGCGGCAGGACTGGTGAATGTCAGGCTGGCCGTCGCCGGTGACGTGTCCGACGTTACAGTGACCGCGATCAAATCGCCCAGAGCGTTTTCCTGAACCAATCCGTCCGCCCGTTTCTTGCTGAACACGATCCGGCCGTCCCCCGTGTTGGAACCGCCCACGGAAACGGCGACGGTCACGGCGTTCGCATTCACCGTGTCGCTGCTGGCCTTCATTTGCTTGATGAGTTCCTTGAGTGCTTCTTCGATCGTTTTGGAAGGCAGCTTCGTGTCCGCGTTCGCCATTTCGATCAGAATTTGCGAACAGTATTTCGAAATGACAGAGGCCAGCGCGTCGCCGCTGGCCTGCCAACTGCGAACTCCGGACGGCAGGCTGGAAATCGTCGCCGTCAGGTCGATCGTGTCCGTCAGTTTCTCGAATTGCGTGATGATGTCCACGACCTCTTGCGGTACGGTCGTTCCGCGGGCCGTGTTGAGAATCTGCTGGGCGTAAAATGCCTTACCCTGCAGGTCGAACAGACCATCGTGATTGACGGCATCGTAAAGTTCGATGGACATGGGGTGGCCTCGTTACTCCTCGAACATCGAGTTCGTAAAGGCGGACGGATCGGTTTTCACGAGAGACGGTCGTTCATTCGGATCGTTAATCCACGGGCTGACGCCCACCACGACCGGTTCGGATTCCAGATTGTTGGGTCGCTCCTGGGCGTACTCGATTTCCATGTCCGATCGGAACAGATACTTGCCGTCGGCGGTCATTTCCGCGGCCCGTGGAATGACGATCAAATCTTGGGGAATCGCATTCAGAAGTGTGGTGGCACCAAGGAATACCTTTTCGGACGGAATCTCCGGCTGCTTGCCGACCCGCTCGGCCATGATTCGGACTGTTCGCTTGGCGGTTTTAGGGGCCAATTGTGCGATTACCGAGGTGGCGACTGTCGAACTACCAGACGAACCGCTCGAAGAAGGAGCAGGACCAGCGATCGCAAGCTGGATCGAATTAGACTTCACCCTGTAGGCGTTTTGAAACACGTATCGCGTGTACGGAAAGTCGAGATGCCCGGCGGTGAAGGAGGTGTCCGGAAGCTGCACGTTGGGCGGCAAAATTGTGGCCGTCATCGCCACCTTTTGGCCCACTGGTCCCGTTTCTTTCGTCGGAGCAAGCTGATTTCCGGTCGAGTTGTACGAAAATTCGGAACCACAACCGGTCATCAAGTACGCGGAAAAGGCCCCGACGATGCCGGTTGTGCCCGCCTGTTCGTCACGCTTGTTCAGCGTTTTGGGATCGATCGACTCCTCGAATTTGTAGCCGGCAATCTCGGCGCCCGACAGCGGCCGTCCGAGCTTCGAGGCGGCAGCCCGGAAAATCTGATCGGCCTGAATCAGCTTGCCATCGCCCGCATGTTCCAGCACGGCGTGCGCGGCGATACTATTTTCTTCGTCGCCATAAATATCGGTGAACGATGCCTCGCGAACGATCACGGTCGCCTTGTCCTTGGCGTTGCCAAGCTGCATCTTGAAACCCTTGTTCTCGATGATCTGGGCGGCCACCTTGTACAATACCGTCTTGTCGGTCGTTCTCGGACAGGACATCCGCAGGTCGATCACGGTTTGGGCTATTCGCCCAAGCATCATGTTTTCCGTGATTTCAAACCGCCACTTGGTCGCCGGCGGCGGCGCGGCGTAGGCGACTTCTCGATCCACGATCGTGTAGTCCAGGTTGAGGCCATCGGCCGTGGCCGTGAAGGACATCCGTTCGCGACGAAAATAGTTGTTGAGCGGCGGCACGACCCAGCCGCGAAAACTGTGCGGATTGATATGGGCCGTCACGACGCGCAGCCGGCCCTGAATCGTGCGCGTGGTGTAGAAGTTGTTGTCGATTTCGTCGGTCATCGACCAGCGATTACTGAGGATCCCGGTTTTGTTCGCCGTGCTGGCCGCTCCATCCACGCTGCACTCGACCTTGCAGACCTCGACTTCCCATTCCACTCGGAAAATGTTGTCGGCCACGAGATGGCTGATCGCCATCAGCTTCGGCTTCGGGCCATTGTCCACATCCTTTGCTGCTACGGTGTCGCCAGCAACAAAGATTTCCTTTTTCTTGGCAGCCGCAACGGCCTCTGCCGAGAGCAGCACCGTGCCGCCGCTGCCTTGTTCGTCCACGTCCACTTTCATCTGGAATGCTTGCCGCGGAGTCGCCAACTTGGTCCGCACGACATTGAAGTTCTGGGCCGCGCCGTCAACATAGTCGCCCGGATGCTTGGTCATCGCGGCGTAGGCCCCGGACGTGTCCACGGAGGCCACGTCCGTGCGAACTCCAACATTCGCCGTCACGCTGGCCTGCAAGTTGGCATGAACATAACCCACGACCTGCACGCGAAACCTCGTGTAGAGGTAGTCTGTGCCGCTGTCGTCGTACACCGTTTCCTGCTCGAACCGCTTGGTCAGGCAGTGGTGGATTTGCACGTTGTTGTAGATGACGAGCGTACCCATCGGTGTCGTGGCCTCAGCGTAGAGGCGGCAGCGGCTGATTCGGACCTGCAAAATCGCCACGAGCCATCTCGTGAAGAACGCGGGAGATCGGCAGTGTGCCTTCCATGTCTTTCTTGCGCGTGTTTTGTTCGATTTTTTCGCCGATCATTTTCAGCAGTTGAAAGGTTGGGTGAACCTGAGCAAGTGCCGCCAGCACTGCTCCAACTTTCGCGGTCAACGTCGCCGCAAGATTCAGCACTCGCATCCCCAGCAACTCGATGGGGTAAATCGCTTCGCGAAAGTCCATTACGGCCCTGGCCAGTTCGGCTGTCGAGCCGCGAGTGTCGCCCGCGCGGCGAACATCCAGGTTGAGTTTTTGAAAGTCCACATTGGCAAACGCCATCGCGATCGTGCCGTTGTAGTCGGCAAGGTTGCGGCGAGTTTCGAGGACCGAGTCGCCGAACTGGCCGAGCGATCGGGCGACGGAAATCAAGGCGGCATTCAGCAGGAACGCTCCGCCCATTGCTCCCGCGGGAGAAGCTGGGCCGCCGCCAGCCAGCGCCATCAGTCCAGCAAACTTCGTGGTTTGAATGGCCGTATCTGTGTCCTGATCCTTCGTGCCAATCCGAGGCATCTTGGGAATCAGGGCTTTGATGACGCCGCCAGCCAGCCCCACGCCGCCTCCGACGACCATACCCAGCACGCGAAGCCCCATGCCAGCGGCGACACCTTTGGCGACGCCGCCCGCCAGACCGCGAATTCCATCACTGCCTTTGGGTGCCGGAGTCGGGGCAAAAATTTCCGGACCGTGTACTGGCGGACGTCGCGACCGGCCACCGCCGCCCGCAGCAGAAGCAGCCGGGCGCGGAGAGTCGCCGGTCTGGCCAACAGCTCCAGCGGCGGAAGCGGGCTTGGCCTCAAAGTCCGGCGGGTAATACCATCGACCACCGGTCATTTGACTCCACATCTTCCGCGACTCTTTGTCCGGAGTCTGGTCGGGTCCGCCACCCGCTTGAGTGAAGGCTTGCCACGCGTCCTTGAGCTTGGCCCGTTCCGACTCATCCATGTCGGGCAGTTTCGGTGGCGCCGGGGCAGTGGGCCCAGCCGCTTCGAGAATGTGAATCTTGTCGGCGACTTCGACCAGTTGCTGAGTCAACTGCTGCCGGACCGGATCGTCTTTTCCGCCCTTCGATTCCAGATCGCGAATCTTCCGGAGCTGGACCTGCATGGCCGCCTGCTGGCCGCGAAGTTCCTGCAACATCGTGACCTGATTGGTCAATTCGACGACCCGTTCGACGGCCGCCTGATGTTCCGGCGATCCCTTACCGAATTGTCTTTTGGCCGCGTGCAACTCCTGCCCGGCAATCAAATGCTTGAGTTCCAGTTCCGACTGCGGGTCAGGTACTGGTTGTCCCGGACGCATCGACGCCAAGCCCAAGCCTTCCGGCGTGGCCAATTGGGCGGCCGTTGCAGCCGATCCAGGGACACCGGGAATGCCTTGCCGTCCTGCCGCTCCGGTGGTCCCGCGCGTTCCCGGTTGTCCCCGTGAGCCGATGCCACCGTCGGCACCTGGAATACCCGGTCGTCCAGTGGCTCCGGTTTTTCCGGTGCGCGGATCGGCGGGCATGTTCGTGATCGGTTCGTCGTCCGCATCTTCGAGGATGCCATTGCCCGGCAGAGTTGGTTGTCCCGCGATCGGCGACGGGATGAACGTGGACTTCACCTTGCCCGCCACGTCGCCCAGCAAATTCATGCCCGTGATGTTGCCCATCGCTTCGCCGGTCAGCGACAGGTCGCCCAAGACGCCGGACATCAATTCCGATCCGGCGAGTCCTCGGAGAGCAGTGGCGGCGGCGGCGATCAGCGGAATGGCCATTATTCATCCATCACTCGGTGCTTGGGCCGAGCGACTCAAAAATTCCCGATGCTGTTCGTATTCAGCGGCCATCGCCGCGGCCTGAGCTTCGTCCTCACACACGGCCGCGAACATCTCTACCGGGATGGCCCCGCCCAGCGCCGAAGAAATCGCCTTCACGGCAAAGAAGGCTCTACGATCTTCGGTTCGCCACTGGTTGAGCCAAAGTCCGATGAGACACTCGTAGTCGTCGAGGCGCTCGCCAAGGATGGCGGAGCCGTAGGCGGCGGCGAGATCGGCGTCGGACTGGTACTTTTTTTTAGCCCGAGCAGAAAATCATTGAACTCCAGCACGAGGTCCAGGGTTTCCCGATCGGTCAATCCGCGTTCCCGGCCCTGTTCATCCTGCACCAGCGGCGACAACCCAAACACTTCGCGAATGGCCCCCAGCATGATGTCGAGCGATTCCAGGTCGCCCGCTTCCGCCAGAGCTGGATGCTTTCGAGGATCGTACTTGGGATGCGTTTGCAGGCCCCGATAGGCCACGGCCGGGTCGATGGCCCGCTCGCGCTGACCGTCCCAATATCGAAAAATGGCACGCTGACGTTGCCGCCGGCGTGCCGTGAATCTCTTCCAGAATCCCATGCGATGCCCCCGTCGCAGCCAGGTTGCAAACCCATCGAAACACGAAATCGTTACGTGATCGTCGTGTTGTAGACCGTTCCACCAACCCCGTTCGCGTGACACTCGAATTCAAGGACGAGCTTGCTGTACTTGGTGCCCTTGTTCAACTCGCTTTGGTTTCTCAGAAACGCTTTCAGGTAGTTGCGCGGTTCGATCGAAGCGTTGATGAGCAATCGGACCGTTTTCGATCCGCCAGCCATCAACGTGCCCGCCGCGCCAAGTACGCCGGCCGTGCCGCCATACAATTTCGCCAGCACCTTGTTCGCCACCGACGCATCCCACTTGGAAAGTTCCAGCCGGACGTGGTGAATTTCGCCGAAGTATTGCACGTCGATCGGCGGACCTTCGTCGCCGCCGTTTTCGTCGCCGGGGACGTTCGAGTGAAAAATCTCCTCGCGAATCTCGGCCCCGTTAATCGTGTAGCCGAGCTCTTCCAGCGAGTTGCCAGCGGCAGTGTCCACCTTGATCTGTGCAGGTCCGGCTACGTGAACTGACGAGGCCATGACGGCTCCTTATCGGTTGTCGGGCAGGTAGCGTCGCGGGTAGTGATTCCGCACGCGATCCCGCACGAGGTTCAGGTTTTGGTATTCCACGGTGGTCGGACCATCGACGATCGGCAGCGAAGCCGTCGCCATATCCGACAGGTTGAACACAGCGTCCCCTTTGCGGAGACGGTCCAGATGCTTTTCCGCGAGATCGCGGGCCTTTTCGTAACGCTCGAAGGCATACAGCGGCCGACGGGCGAACAAGAGGGCGATCGCCACGTCGCACGTCATCCGAATCAGGTGCGACTTGGAATTTCCGGTCAGCCCCGTCAGATCGCTGACCGTGTATCGACCGCCCTGCAACAGGGCCGTCTCGACTTCGCCGCTGGCATCGTCGAGCGCCGCCAGCACGTTCGGATCGGTCCCCACGTCGTCGATCGCGATCCCCGTGTCACTCGCCATTTCGGCGATGTCACGGGGATCGTAACGCTCGATCAACTGGGTGGCGGTGGCGTAAGGCATGGGTTGGATTACACGGCGGACGTGAACAGGAAACCGCTCACGGGGGCCGTCATCACGGTGTCGAAGTTGTCCACAACCGAGATGAGTTGCCGGCGGTTGACGCGATCGTCGAGCGTTTCGACGGACATCTCGTCTTTCTCGTAGACGAACACGGTGCAGGTAGAGAACGACGGAGCACCGGCGACACCCACCAGCCCGCCCGGCCTGGCACACATGAACGGCGTGGTATCGGTGAGCACGTAGCTGACCGCCTTGGTGGCCCCCTTCTTGGAGGTCACCTTGGCACACTTCTCCACGACGACCGTGAAGCCGTAGAGCTTGTTGGGCAAGCCGAAGATGGCGTTCTCGCCCGGCAGTTCGCCGCGAATTTGCGCCAACGCTTCCGGCGACCCCTTGATGTGGTCCACGATTTCCTGACATTCGCTGACTTTGCGGGCGCAGGTCGGCGACATCACGAGGATCAAATCGTTGACATCGACCGCGGCCAGCGTGTCCTTCAGGATCAGGTCGGCAGCCGAGTTGAGCGACCGCTTGACATCCTGTCGGGCCGTGGTGGAGGCCGACCAGTTTCCGGTATTGCCGGAAATCGACGCCACCGCCGACGTGTGCGTCGAGGCGTAGTTGCCGGCCGTGGTCAGGGCCGTGATCGCTTTTTGGGTGCGGGCCGTCATCGCCTGTTGGGCCTTGATCGCGGCGTGCTGATTGAGCACGTCCCAATCCGCCTGGCCGATGGCCTGATCGCCCAACCGGGCATTGTAGGCCCGACGTTCGCAGCGAAACGCCTTCCAGACAAAGGACTCCGTGCCATCCGTGCCCACCGGCCGATCGCCACCGTCCGGCCAGGCGAAGTCGGAGAGGTTGGTGTTGATGATCCGGCCCGCTTCCTCGACGGTGACTTCGAGGTAGTAGCCGATCGTCTGCTTGGTCGGTACGACCTGAATGTACTTGTTCAGATCGAACTTTTTGGGATTCCGGCTGAAATCGACGACGAGCTTGCCGGAAGCTTCGTGGTTCGGGACGAAGGTGTTCTGGCCACCTGGAAACGTAGCGGGCATGGATCGACTCCCCTCGGCTGGGGCGTCCCGCTACACTGCTGGTGTGAGACTGGCAGGAGGCGGCAACGCCGACTGTTGGTTGGCCGGGCGACTCGTTGACGCGAGCCGCCCGGTTGTGTTTTGAAACCTCGACTGTCTCCTGTGGTTTACGACAACGCCGGATACGTTTTGGTCTGACGGACCACTTGCACGCGAATGAACTCGCCGGACGCACCAGCCGTCAGGGCCTTGGCCCCGATTTCCTGGGCCGTCGTGCCAGTGGTGGCAATCACGACGCCCTTGCCGTTGGCATCCGATTTCAGAAAGTCACCGGCGGCCACGGTGCCGCCCAATTCGAGCAGACAAACTTCGCTTTCGCCGTAGACGTGGATGTTGTCTCCGGACTGCGCAGCGTAGATCGTGGAGACGCTGGGCAGCGGCGGTTCGCGACCGGCTTCCGAGGCGATGCCCAGAATGGTCGCATTGGCATCGGCTTGCACGACGCTGTTGTCGGCCGTGGCATCCACCTTGACAAATCGCGACGGAGAGATGTTTCCCGTGGCGACGTAGTTGGGGTTGGGCATGGTTTGCTCCTAATGGGATTGACGCTCAAAACAGGTTTCCGCCGCGTGCCCGGTCAGCCAGCGACAGCTTTCGGCATGGATTCGGACGCCCGCTTCAGGCAGTCGTCCCACACGATCTCTTTGGCTCCCGACTTGCGCAGGTCGTCTGCGATCTTGACCGCCTTCTCGCACACGTCACGACTGTACTTTTCCGTCTTTGGCGGCTCCGGCTTGTCCAGCGGAGGAACGTAAATCGAAGCGCCGACCGGAATGCGCTGATAGTTCTCGGTGATGACTCCCAGGTGGGCCACGAACTGTTCGTCGCTCATCGGCACACAGCGAGCCACTTCTTTGTCCATCTCGAACGCGAACGTGGTCCGCAACTCTTGGAGTTTCGAGTAGCGTTCCGCCTTGCGTCGCTCGCCGCGCTCGGCGTCGAATTGAGTCCTGAGTGCGACGTATTCGGCTTCGAGATTCGCATACTTGGCCTTCTCGGTGGCAAGTGCGTAGGCGTCCTTGTCCTTGTCGTCGGACGGGGGCGAGGATACACCCGGAGCCGGGTTCGGGGCTGCGATCGGAGCTGGCGAAGGCTCGGAAGCCAATGCGGCGCCATCCGTGGCATCTCCGGCGGCCGGTGCGGTATCGGACAGCATTTGCTGTCGGACCCACTGCATCGGTTCCGTTTCCATCACGGCATCCACGATTTGCTTGACATCTTCCGGGGACAGCATGAGAGGATTCTCCTGTGGATTTTGGGGAGCGCCGGATTCGTCCGGCGTAGCGGCTGCTGAATGTTCTCTGTAGCGCTCTGCTTCCAGCTTGTCTTCCGGTTTGACTTTTGGAGAAGACACCGAAACCGGCGCGGGCATTACGACTGATGCTCCGCCGGGAGCACACGCGGCGGCGTACTTTTCGACCGATCGGCCATCGGCGGTGCGGGCGAACCGCAACCCCATGTCGAGCCGCGGCGTTTCGGCACCGAGGGCCGCAATCGGGTCGATGAAGCGATTTTCCATCCGCTCTTCAAGCCAGACTTCCGGCGATCGCCGCGGCAGACGTCGCGTGTTGTCGTACCGATCCTTGAAGTGATGTTCGTCCGCGAAGATGGCCCAACGGGGAGTCTTGTTGCCGATCATGCCCAGCCGGAACGGACCAGAGAATCCGATCACGTCCGGCATCGCGGCGCCGGCCGCCCGTTGTTCATCGGTCGGCGTGTGTCCGTTGGTGATAGCTGCGAAATCTCCCGTATCGGCAATCCGATGATTGCAGCGGTCGCAAACGGCTTGCAGGGCGGCCCGGTCGTACTTCGACGGCTTGCCGTCCCGGCCGGAGATTTCGTGTTCGGCAAACACAGGCACATCACGAACCAAGACAAACCGGTCGTCGCCGAATTTCGAGAAGGCTTTCTTCTCGAGTTCCCCTTCGCCCCGATGCTTGCGCCATGTATCGAACAGGATCGCGTTTCGCTGATCCGTGTCGGGATACTCGTTCGCCAGCGCAGAATGACCGCGGGCGAGGTAGTCGCTTTGCGATTCGGTGGCGAGCGGTTCGGGAATGAGCATGGTAATCAGTCAGTCGTGTAGTATGCTCGGCCGGAGCACTGCACGGCCCCGCCGAGATTGATGACGAACGCCGAATTGGCCGAAAGTGAAAACAGCGGCCACTCGGATTCCGTGGCGTCGAGAATCAGTGGAGTTCCGGCGGCCAGCGTCACCGCTCCTGTCAAGGCCGTGCTTCCATCCTTGAACGTGATCGTTGTCGTCGTGGCCACAGTCAGCACGAGGCGATGAATGCGATGTTTCTTGGCCGCGACCGCCGCGATAATCGAGTTGTCGCCATTCGTGGCGGCATCGATCTTCGCTTCCGAGAACTGGGCTGGATTGAAGGCTGACATTCGATTGAGAAAATCGCTGGCCGAAAAACAAAAAAGCCCGCGACCGGCCTCGAAAGGCCAGACGCGGGCTTGGTGCTCAATACCCGACGGATCGTGAGCGGACTGGAAACTACATGGCTTGCCTTCTGCGGGTGCGGCAGCACCCTTCCTCGATCAGTTTGATTTCGCTGTCTTCGACGCTCACCGTGAGATGAATCTTGCCCCACCAGCACGGTTGGGCCAAAACTTCCCGAAGTCGATCGGACAAGGCCCGTTGGGCTTCGAGACTCATTTCACGGTTCACGTCGGTTCGCGACTGCGAACGTGCGGCGTGATTATTGTGCGGCTTGGCGGTTATGGTCAAGTCCGAATGCCCCCTGTTCGACTGCTAGGCCGAAATCATCCGTCTGTAAAACTCGTGGTCGAGCCGGTGCCGCAGCGAAAACGGCTCATTGAGTCGGGCTTCATCGACTGCGGTTGCGGCTCCTGGATTTGCTCCGAAGTCGAACGATGAATCACTTTCGTCGCCCGGTTCGCGATCGACGGGCGATGATAAAGCGGGCGACGCGGCCCCGCTCATTGCGTGATTCAGCGACATCCGCAACCGGTGATGAGCAGGCATCGAATCGAAGACGCGCCGGGCCGCTTCGTCCACGATCTCGGGATCGTGCCTGAGCGGCAACCGCCGTTTTCCTTCTCTGACCAACTCGTGGATCTGCTGCGGGAAGGTGTCCGGATCACCAGTCAAGATGTCGTTCCACTCGCCCAGCCCGCCGTAGAAGTCACTGGTATCACGGCTGCCGCCCATCTCTCTGGCCGCCGTGTCAATGCCACGGACAGCCGCCGTGTCTTCCTTCGTTCGTTCCAGGATTCTTGAATTCACGCCCAGCCTGCGTCGCGCCTCGGCCTTGAATGCTTCGCGACGCTCCGCGTGCTCGCGATGCGTCTTGTGAACTTCGTCGATCATGGACAAGACGTGTTCCACGGGCACGTCGTAATGCTCGGCGGCAGCGCGAGCGACATCGTGGAGCGACTGTTCCCGTTTGCCGAGAGGCTTCGGTTTCAGCGAATGCTGATGCTGATGCTTCGGAGCCACCTTCGGTTTCAACTGGTCCGGCAACTCCGGCATCGGCGACAACCGCTCGGATTTCGGAGGCAATGGCGCCCAGCGTCGATTCGGCTCGCCGATCGTCTGACGAGACACGTTCTGTCGCGCCCGCTCCAAAACTTCCGGCGACACATTGAATCCGCCAGTGGTCGAGGAAGGGGATGCTCCGCCGCCCACCTTGCTGGTGAATTGACCGCCCGTAGGACTTCCAGCGACCGATCGAGGATGCTTGGTCGGATCGAACTGGATTCCGCCACCGCCACTGTTGCCACCGCTTGGCGTCGGCCAGCCCGGCAGGCCGTGAAGTCGTCCGCCCAGCGGCTTGATCGGCTTCGTCCCGTGAATCTGCTGAGCGATGGACTTGAAGACGTGCGGAGCGAGGTCGTAGCGTTCTACGAATTCTCTCTGGAACTGCTGTGACAGCGAATACAGCCGAACGTGTTCCCCTTTGTCGTCTCGCCGGGGCTCATTCTTCAGTGCCGCGAAGAACGCATCGAATGCCGCATTGATTTTCGTTCTCTCTTCGCCTTCGGGAAACGGTTTGGCATCGATGATCGCGTAGTTTGCGTTGTCCGTCTTGCCACGACTGACCAGGTAGTCGCTGCGGATACCCTTCTCTGCCAGCTTGTCGGCCACGTATGCTTCGAAGGCCCGAGCGAACATCTCGTGCGGTTCGCTGTAGTAATCGCTGGTCCGGGTGCTGTCCAACTTGATCGCCTCGTTGGCAAAATTCGACTTGCCACGCAGCGTGTCAGTTGCACCGCTGGAGACCGATCCAACACGCTCATTGGCGCTCTTGAGCCGCTGGACGGCCCAGTAGAGATTGTTCCCTTCTGAGTGTTCCTGAGCCGTGTGAAAGCTGCGCCCGGTGGCAGACTTGTAGAGCTTGTTCATTTCGGCAATCGGTTCGAACGTGGGGTATCCCATTCCGCGACCGGAAGTACCGACATAGGTACGCTCGCCCACATCGCCTGCCAGCAGCTTTGCTTTCAGTGTGTCCCACTGCTTTTGTTGGTCATCGGTAAACGGCTTGGCCAGCTTTTTGTGCGGATAGCTGACCAGCATTTGGTGATTCTTTTCGATTCTGTCGATTTTACTTCTGACGTCTTCCGCCGCATGGTCCAGCTTCTTCGATTCCTGTGCTTCGTCGCGTGCCTTGATGGTTGTCTTCGTGAACATGGCATCGCGAAGATTTTGGGATGCCGTTACCAATTCCGGCCGCAACGGATTTTCGCGGGGGACCGAACTGATCGCCGGGATTCCGTTGCCGAGATGCCAATCGAGGCCGTGGCCCCATTCGTGGGCCAGTGATCCGGCACCCGCCATCTTTGTCAGGTTGATAACTCGGGCGTCGGATTCGTAGTGTGCCCGTGCTGCGTCTTTGCCGCCTGTTCCCCTCGCCCCGAATGCAATCGCCAGGTCGCCGTTGAGAGCGATTGCCTTGGCGGGCAGGCCCAGCGCATCCGACAGGTCGTGCAACGCATCGTAGGCGTGGTCGAGAGAAGTCTGGCCATCCTTTCCGGAGTTCCAATTGCCGAACTCGCCACCGCGGAACTGGAATGCCTTTTGAAAATCGTCGGGACTCGCACTGCCGCGCTTGCGTTCCGGTCCCTTGCGCTCGACGTGATCGAGGTAAGCGTAATCCTCGTATCGCGGAAACTTGTGTTCGATGATTTCGGCGGGATGTGTGGCCATGTACCGTCTGGCATCCTCTTCAGTGGGGAATCCACCTTTGACGACTGCGACTTTCCGATCGGTGATATTGCGAACAATGCCGAACTCGCGATTATTTTCCGGCAATGAGCCACTGATGACACGAACCCGATGGTTCCGAGAAACCGCAATCAGTGGCAACGCCGCTTCGGCTTCTTCTTTCGACGTGAACAGACCGCCCTTTTGTCTTGGCTGGCCCCAGCCATCCGTGTCTTTTGTGTCACGAATCACCCACTGGCCCTCTTCCGCCTTGTTCCTACTCTTTTCGATCTGGCCGATCTCGTAGCGGCGTGCCCAAGCGGGACGCGATTCGTCGGCCGTCGCAGTCTTTTTTCCACGAGAACCGAGCGGGCGGGCCGTGTCTTTTCTCGCGCCACCGATCTTTTCGCCGAAATCCTCCATCATGCGCTTGTTGATCGCGGTGGTCACCGGGTGTTCTTTCGGGATGGATTGTTCGGCGACTTTGGGTGGCGACGACGCCGCTGCCGAGGCCGGTTTCGGCGGCTTCTCGGCGACAGGTTCAATAGCCTTCAGCCTGTCCCGCTCGTTCCACATCGCCGCAAACTTACCCGCCGTCGCGTCGTCCCGAAATTGCCCGTGTCTCTGACCAGTGGCAGCGTCGAACACGCCGCTTCCCTTGGCGATCCATTTTGTCGCGACCGGAGTTGAGGCAGTCGCTGTCGTTACGGTCGGTGCCGGAGAATCCTTCTTTCGGAACTCGCCCGCATTCTCCGGTTGACCGCGCGGATGATCTTCCTCGTGGAACTTGAAGCCGAGTTGTCCGTAGCGTTCGACCAAGCAGGCGTTGAAGACGGCGGAGAGGGCGTGGCGAGCAACAGGCAGTTCGTCAACGAAGTGTCTGCCCCGCATGGCTTCGATGATCTTCCCGTACTGCAATTCGTCAATCTTCGACGGCTTCTGCTTGGCCATCCACGGTTCGTTCACAATGGCCGCGTGAATTCCTTCGGCGGTTTTCGGGGCGGCCGCGATCCTGCGGGCCTTGTCTGTCCAGTGTTGCAACGGCTGCTCGTTCCAGTTCCCGCCACCCATCGCCTTGAATATTTCGCGAGCCAGCCAGCGGTATGTTGTTGGTGTCGTGCTCGGTGGTGGCGATGCGTCTTTACGACTCCCCAGCAGTTCGTCGATTGTGCCCACGATCTCGCGGCCATCCTTCCGGGCAATCAAGTGAGTTTCCGAACCGGCGGCCCGTGGCTTCGCGCCGACCAGTTCGATACCGCGAGACAGAGCATCCGTCGCCTGCTTTGGCGTGATCCGGAAGATCGTCGACCACTCCTGAGCCTTCTTTTTCTCTCGCATCGACAACTTTTTTGACGGCGTCTCGTCTGTCTTTGCCGGACTCGCCCCCTCAATCCCCAGCATTTTCACTCGCTGATCCGCCTGATGCGCTGGAGCTTCCCATCGACCGGTGCGTCGGCCGTCAGGCATCACGGCTTCGTTTCGCTTGGCTCGATTCAGCTCTCCCCGATCGTTTTTGAAATACTCGAAATCGCCTTGGAACCCGATGTGCCCCGTGGACTTGGCTTCATTCAGCAACGACTTCTGTCCCGGCAGACTTTCCACCTGCGGTTTCACGAATTCGTCGGCCGGAGAATGCGTGAGTTTTGCTTCGCCGAACAAGTCCGACTGCTGCCCAGCTTGATCTTTCGGGGCGAACTTAGTGGCGGACACGCGCTTGAGCGAGAAGGCTTCGTCGATCGCGGCCGCGACAGGATGTTGCGTGTTCTTCGCCGCGAACTCACCCGGCCGCTTGTCGCCCGCTGCCGTCTCCCTCGTCTCGCGAGGGTGTTTCGATTCATCGAACAAGCCGCGTTGCTGCCCGGCGGCATAGCGCTCAACTGCCGATTCTCGGAACGCCCGGTTAAATTCCGCTGCCAGCCGCGAATAAGCATTCCGGGCCGGCATTGCATTCTTGACAGCTTCGACGAAACGTGCGAACCTGTCATCGAAGCCTGCGGGCGGGTGTGGAGACCGAACCTGATCTCGATCAGATTGGCTCCCCCCTTTTGACGCAGGCTTCATTACTTCCACCACCGACAAATCGTAGAGTCTCGTTCCCTGATCTTTCTGCACAAACTCTTTGGCCAGAATTTTGACTCGCCAGACATCACCCCCGAATGGCATCGGGACCTCAAAATGGTGAATCGCATTGATGGCTGAGTTTGACTCGCGATCTTCTCGGCTTTCGCGATGCAGCGCCACCGGAAACAACTTGTCAAGGTTTGCCACTGCCCAAAGGTGGGCAATGTTATTGTCCGACTTCCGCCACGACGACTGATGTAAAAGCTTTCCCAATGATGCGATTGACACGGTCGCTGCGATTCCAGAATCTTCGTTGTGTAGTGGCTGATTGATGAACTTTTTGGCTACCGCCTTCGCCTGACTGGACCCGTTGACCTGATGCAACGACCAAAGCGTCGAGACTATTGCATCAAACGATTTGATGGCGTTTCCATTTGCCCAACGCCCTTCCTCGTCGCGCGGCTGGCTCGGATCGTACTCCTTCCCGTACTTCGACACCTGCCCTGCCACCGGTTTCCCAGTGTCTCCCTTGTCCACCCACGCTAGAAACTGCGGGACGGTCATCGGCGTAATGTCGCGCAGCCCCTGCCAGCCGTGGTTGTAGGCGTCACGGTAGGCTTGCCGGGCTTGATTGATGTGCTGGAATCCAACCAGTGCCTTGTGTTCATCGAACTTGCCACCGGGCGTTTGCTGATCGACGACGAACACGAGTTGCGACCGATGGTGCGGCCCAACGAAGACGTCGAGATGATCATTATCCGCCTCGCTGAGCGTGCGGCGGATGTAGCCGTAGTGCTGCGGCATCGTCACCGACCACTGCTTGCCGTTCGGGGCCGTCCCCTTGCGAGTCGAACCGCGCGGATTCTCGATCACGAATTCGCGTCCCCACATCCAGAACCGCCCCTTACGGTAGTTGCCCGCCTTCTTTTGTTCATCGGTCGGATCGAGATCGGTTTCACCAGCGGCATTGGCAATGCGCGTTTTCAGCGAAGCCAGTTGGTAGCGGGCCACGGGCGATTCCCTCAGTCGCGATCGAAAGGCGGCGTTGAATTCGGCGGTCAGATTCATTGAACAATCTCTCGGTTTTCAATTGCGACTCACGCTGGCCGCCCTTGGATCAACGACAACATCGAGTTCCACTCCCTTGTGCAAGACAACGATCGAGACCGGCTCGCCTGTTCTCTGTTCGATCAGTCGCCGAAGCGGAAGGAGACCTTTCATCATCGCTATCCGTTCGGCCTCGGACTGTTCGTGAGACAAAGTGACTCTCAAAAGCAAGGGCACCGGCTCTGGGTCAAATGCCTTGGCCGTTGCTCCAGTTACACCTGCGGTAGCCAAGACTTCGGACACGCTCGCCAACATTTCGCGTCGATTCATGGTTTCTCCCTTCAGTCCGCTCCCACCCATTGCCGGGCGATTCGTTCGTCCTCAGACATCTCCGGCGACTCACCCGCATCACCGTCCACCGGAGCCGCTGCGTGGTGCGCGTTGATCCCGGCCGTGACGGGATGCGTGTCTTGGCCGCCTGTCCCGGCGCCTGCCATCGCCAGCGCGGGATTCGTCAACACGCGATCCTGTTCGGTCGGGAGCGCCGCCCCCACGGCCTTCAAGACGTCTTCTTCTTTGATTCTCGCCCCAATTTGCCACGCCGCAGCGTAGGCTTGCAGCCGCTTGTCCGCCTCGGGCGTTTCCGTTTCGATCTGAAACTCGACGTGAACATTCGCCGCCTCGGGAAAATTCCATTCCTTGAGCGGCTGCACGAGGTCCGTCGTCAGCGTTTCAGCAAGGTTGGCGGTGTCGTACCGTACGATATCCATGAATGTGGCCAAGTGCAGGTCGGCCACGCCGCTGCCGAGGCCGGTCGCTTCGGCTTCGCTGGTCAGCGTCTGGCCGAGGATATAGCGTTTGATCCGGTGCCCGAAATACTTCTCGATGATGTCCCGTAGCACGTCGGCCCCTTGCAAGCCGGGCTCAACCCGCTCCACGCCGTACTGTTGTCCGTCGTCGCCAGCCGGTTTGGGCACGAGCACGATGTTGCGGCCGTTCCCGATCCGTTCCTTGGCCGCCTCCATCGTCTTGGCTTTCGCTTCCGGGTTGCCCATCGGGTAGTACCACAGTTCGATGCCAAAGGCAGATCGTTCGAGGTATTCCATCAACCACGCCAAGGCTTCCTGTTTTTGGAACCAGTCCCAGTAGATTCGCGAGCGAATGCCGACGCCATGAATTCGTCCCGCGTTTTCCGGCGACTCGAATTCGCCGTCTTCGATCATGTGCTTGTGAACGGACAGCAACCGTCGCTCCCACGGATCGAGAAAGTAGGCCAAACCGCGATCTGTCGTTTCGATCTTGCGGCGTTTCTCCAGCAGGCCATCCAGCCGCGTGTGCATCCCCACGCGAATGCCGACCTGCTCGTCATCGAACTCGTGGGTGCCGTCGTCAAATCGGAAGGCCAACTTGTCACCGTGAATCGGCCGCCAATGCGTCGGGATGACGCGCATGGCCGAACCAATCTTCTGCCACCGATAGCGATGTTGAATGGCGTAACGACCGTACCAGATCGCGTGCAGCAGGTTCTCGCGGTACTTCAGAAACGACGGGACGCGATTCAGCATGGCCGTCAAGTCGGCCACAAGCTGACGCTGGAGCGGACTCTTGTCGTCTTCCGGTTTGAGGTGCCAGTCGCACAGAGCCTCTGACCGCTGGCGGGCCTCGACGCACTCCATGATGCCCGTGTCCGTGCGCATGAAGCGGGCGTTTTCCCACGAGTGCTGCAAGGCTTCATCGCTCGCCCGGTACGTCTTGCTGACCGCGTTAATCAGCCCCTGAATCGTGACGATCTGCGGCAGCACGTACTGGCCGAAGTTCGGCGGCATTCCCGCGATGCCCGTGGCCGGATCGCGATCCGGGGCCTCGCGGATCACCCGGGCCGTGTGGGCTGACGAAACCGTGGAGGCTCCGTTGCGACGTTCCGTCGATACTGAATCCATGACAGTTCGCTCCGGAAAATTGATTCACGAACGCGATGCCCGCCTAGTTGCCGTCGTCGCCGCTCGTGTCAGGGACTTGTTCCATAGGCACGGCTTGCTCCACGGCCACGACCTGCGGCTTCCACTTGAACACCAGGTCCACTTCTTCGGCCGTGACGCCGCAGGTCTCCACGATCCGCTGGGCGATGTCGCGCAGCTTCGGATCGGACGACTTGTCCGCAAGGATCGCTCGGGCGTTTTCCCACGTCACGACGGTTGGATTTTTCTCGGCCATCTTCTTTCTCCTGATTGGTGGTTGATAATTTGGCTCTGGCCCGCAACACACGCTGAATCATCTCCCCCTGCCGGGCCGATGGCGAAGTTCGTTGCCACGCAGCCCCCTGTTCGGCCCGGTTCGTCGAACCTGTTCTTCCGGCAACTGGCTGACATGCAGCTTGCCAGTTCGCCGGTCGCGGAACTTCCGCGTCAAGTACCATTCGCCTTGCTGCCCGCGTTTGATTCCCGCCTGTCTCGGCACGTAGTCCTGACTGATCTCGGCGAGGTCGTATTCGTACCGATGACCAGAGACCGTGCCTCGCATGCGAACATTGTCCCACACGAACTTGCCCTTCGACGCCGCCCGTTTGAACGCCAGAAACACGCGAGCGGGAACGTCGTAGTATTCATACAGCGGCCCCGGACCGGATCGCGTCCCGTCGGCGTTCGTCCCCAGGAACCGGATCAAGAGCGTCCCCTGTCGTGCTCCCATCTGCCGCTCGTGGTCCAAGCGGAAGCCGATTGAATGGACGTTGCTCGACGTGACGGGAGTCATGTCTCCCGTGAGCAGCTCGGCCCGTTCGCGACGTTCCGCTTCCCGAAACTCTTCCAAGCCGCGATGCGGTGCGGGACGTGGGGCCTCACGAGCTGGCCACTGCCAGCCGGGGAGTGGCTTCAAGCGGCCGGTCGTGATCCCTTCGTCAACGGATGGCTTTTGCTCCGGCGTTCGGCGCGGCGGAGCCTTGGTCGGCGGCAGAACGGTGTAGCCAAACGATTTCAGGAGGTTGGCGGCGACTTCCAATTCCCGCTCGGTGTCCACTTTCCCTTCACGTCGCAACGGCGAGAGCAATTTCCCCAGCAGCCGACCCAGTGGACCTCTCGCTCCCAACGCCTTTTCAAGTAGGTTGCCCTTGGCGTAGCGTTCGGTTTCTGGCGATTCTCCTGGCCCCAGCAGAAATTGCCCCAACTGGTCCGCGATCGCCTGAGTCGTCATGCTGCGCAGGCTGCGACGCAACCGGGCCGCCTGCGACTGGCGGAACATGCCGCGCCGAATCTGACTGTCGGCGGTCAGCAGCGTCTTGCCGAGATCCGTTTGCCGGAACTCGCGCAGCAGCGACTGGCGAACGGCCGCGGTGGCTTGCCGTTTGATTGCGCTGCCGAATGATCCGAACGCCGATGCCATCTCAACGTCTCCCTGCCAGCCGCACGCCGTGCCGTTGCGATTCGTGATCGCTCCGAAAGCTAACCGCCCGCTCGCCGCTGTACGATTGCTCCGTGAACAGCAAGTAACGCAGTGCATCCACCGCGTGATCGTCTTTCTTGAGCGGTTCTGGCGGTGCGTCTCGCGGATTCAATCCATTGCCATTGGCCCGCATCCAGCGGTACGTCCGCATCTGTCTCGCCAGATTCGGGCAGTTCTCGCGATGGATGAACAGCTTCGGCTGCCCGAGACCGGGAACTTTTTTGAGCATCGACCGCACGCAGTCGATTCCTTCCCGCACGTCGTTGCGTGCGGGCGTGACAAAGAAACCCCATCGCTGGGCAATCCGAATGCAGTCCGTCGCCGACGGATCGGCGTAGGTCGTGCCATACTTGCCGGGATTGTTCGGCCACGGGTGGCGCCGGCGGATGTCGTCGAGGTGATCCATCACGGTTTTCGACTGATCGGTCGAGTAGTATTCGTCGAACACGAACCACTGACCGAGTCCGTTACGGTAGGCCCACAGACAGCAGAAGGCGTTGTCCGGCCCGGCCCCCCAGTCGATCGACCGGCGGTAGATCACTCCGTCGGGATATCCGATCACTTCATCGCCAACCAGATGCACCTTGGGATTGAACCCTTGGTAGATCGCCCCTTCGTAGGTGGCGAATTCGCCGGTCAGCCGCGTCAATAACATCTCGTCTGGCACCTGACCGAAGAACTCGTCGAACCAGGTCGCCGAAACGTGCCCCGCCTCTTTCGCGCATTCGGTGTTGGCCCGGAAGACTCGCCAGCCGTTCGGCAGCCGATTCTCCTCGATCAACTTCTCCAGTTCGTAGCTCATCGCTGGGTCGATCGGCGTGAACTCGACCAACTTCGAGCCGCGGAAGTTGTACTCGCGGCAACCGCGCAGCACCTCAGTCAAGAGTCCCCACGGAAATTGTTCGACGAACAGAAATCCGCCGATCGAGCGGGCCTGCATGGCGGACCGGCCCTGAATGTACGACTTGAACTCGATCACCCAATTGCGACCCGACTGGCCCGGCCACGGACGAAGCGGCACGCGAAACGGCAGATTCTCTTTCTCGCGGTACCACACGATCCGGTCCCAGTCGATCTCCGACTTGGGAATGTGGCCGTGGCCGAGAATTTTTTCCTTCCAGACCGCCTCCATGATCTGCTCGTAGCTGTCGCCGATCACCCAAAACGGCGTGTCGTACCGCGGCGGCGGCTGATCGCGGAGCACAAACTTCGACATCTTGGCCACGGCGGTTTCGGTTGTCCCGGCGCCATTTCCGCCTATCAAAAATGCGACGCCCGGCAACTTTGATTCGTAGAACGACTGCTGCTCGTCGTACCGCTCGGACTGGTCTGGACGCGGACGCCAATGGAAGTACGACTGCCCCAACTCCTCTTCCAGGGCAGTCACTTCGGCGATGGGATCAAGCACGTCTTGCATGGTTGAAGAATTCAGTTCAGAGACGTCTTGGAAAACGCTGCCAGTCGTCGCATCGAATCACCCAACCGCGTCTTGGCTTCTGAAATCACGTCGGACAACTGTTGGCCCGCCACGCGAATCTCGCCGCTGTGCTCCACCTTGAGCGGCGCGTCGGCCCCCAGGATTCGCCGAATGTCAGCCAAGGCGTCGCGAGCTTCGGCCAGATACTGCGAATTGCCCGATTGCCAGCGTCGGTTGCGAGTCACTTCCTTCGCCGGCAGCGAAACCTTGGCGGTCGTCTTCACCGCGACATCCTTCACGCTCACGCTGTCGGCCGGGAGCTTCGACCGTTCCCATGCCGCCATCGCTTCGTGGTAAATGTGCATCAGCCGTTCGACATGGTTCGCCTTGAGTTCGCGAATCGAATCGAGGTATTGCGGTGCCAGCCACGCATCCACGCGCTTGACAATTCTTGTCACCCCTGATTCGCTGAGGTCCATCAGCTTTCCGGTTTCGCGGCACGTCTTTCCAGAGGTGATGTGATGGTAGACTTCCAGATCACGCGGGATCGGTTCCCACTGCTTGACTTCTCCCTTGCGAGGACGCACGCCGGACTTTTTGCGTCGCGGCTTGAGGCCGAACAACCCCTGATTGTCGGCAGCAGGCTGTTCTGTCGTCGGTTTGTCGGCCTTGCCGTTGCCGCCGGCATGAGACGGAGCGTGACCATTCCCATTTCCGCCGGGCTGGCCAGAACCGTTGCCTTGTTGATGATCGTGTCCGTTTCCGTTCATGCTGGCACTTCCGCCGCCTCCCGGCTTCGCTTGAGAATCTTGGCCACCGTGCTGATTGGCAGGCCAAGTTGCTCGGCGATGGATTTCAGGGACTCCCCGGATTCGGAAAGTTCGAGAACTTGTTGCTCCGTGGCATTGACTGCTGTCCGATTCGCAGATGCCAAATCAGACGGCAACTCGTCATCGTCTTCCGAGTTTCCGCCCACGTAGGCATCCAAGGCCGCTGCCTGTTCCGGCAGGATCGGCGGCTCGTGCGGTGCCCGGAACGTGGCCAAGTTTTCTCGATGCGTGACCACCAGCCCCAACCGATCGGCCACCTCCTGTACTTCCTGGATCGAAACCTGTTTCATCGCGGCGATCTGTTCGCCGGGAACCTTCTGTCGCAGCAACTCCTCGATCGACTCGGGAGCCACGTAACTGCGCTCCACCTTGTCATTCAGGACTCGCATTTGCCGATCGAATTCCAATTGATCCGCCCGCAATCGGGCAAGGAATTCGGGATGCACCCAGTCTTCAGGAATGACCGATCCCGGTTTGGCGGCTTCCTTCAGAATCAGGTCTTCCTGTGGGATCCCATTTTTCAGGAACGGACCTTCGCCGTTGTGGCCGTAAATGTGCTCGGCAATCTGGCGAACGGAAACCTTCTGCCGCAGCAGTTCCGCCACGGATTCGAGCTTCGGCGGCAAGAGCGTGGCCACGTCGAGTTCAGCGTGGGCAAGATTCTCAACCGCGCCCCAAAAGCTGTCGCGCGGTCGCGGCGAAATCAGCGTCACGTAGCTCTCGAACAGGTCCCACTCCAGCGACAATCGGGCCACGGCCGTCGCGACCGCTCGCAGCTCGCCCGGAATGTCGCCCGTCGCGAAAGCGTTGACCATTTCGGCCATCGCCGATTCGTAGTCGACCGTCAGCAATTCTTCTTCGGACTGGCACCAGTCGCGATGCACCCGCAGAAACTGTTTGACCGATTCCCGCAACGCTTTCGCTCGCATGATGATTGCCCCCGGTTATTTTTTGAGTTTCTGAAACGATCCACACCAGTCGTCGACACCACAGATCGGCCAGTTGACCTTGCTCGGCGACTGCCAGTCATAGGTTGGCGGCCGAGCATGACAGTCCCCATACGCGGCTCCCGAATTCCACACGAAGAATCGACAATTTCGACACACCTCGGCATCCACCGGTTGCGTTTTCGGCTGCTCCGGCATTCCGCACCGGACCTTTTTCTAGGATTGGAATCTAAGGTTTCGGACCTTGAAGTCGAACGAAAAAACCGATTGCCCGCTGGCCCCGAACGTCGCCGTGACCGTAAGTTCGTGAATCTCCGATCTCTTGGTCGCATCCACCATTGCATTGTCTGCCGAGGTCAACGTGATTTCGATCGATGACGCCGGAGTCACCGACGTCGGCCCCCGAATCGAAGTCCCGCTGTCCACGTCGTCGAGACGATACGAGATCGCTGACGGCACCGTGAGCGCACCGTTTTTATCGCGAAACGTGACGCCAATGTCGCGAGTGGACTTTTCGTTGACTTCTTTCATGGGTTGGCTGCACCTTCCGCTGAACCGGGCGGTTCGCCCGTCTTGCCCTTCAGGGCACGAGACAGGGCGGCCCGCTCCTGGTCGACGTCGTAAAGTCCGACTTCGGCCTCTTTGATCCGCGCGTTCAGCTCGCGAACCTGCGGATCGAACTCTTGTACCAACTTGTCGCGCCGCTCACGAAGCGGTGCGGATGTTTCCAAAATCTCCGCACGCCGTTTTCCGAGATCGTGGAATCGCTCTCGCATGGCATCTTCGCTGAACATGGATCACTCCTTGAATGAGTTGCATCACGGAACAAACACAGATCAGGCAACTTGCAAAACACCCGTGGTTGCATCGAAATCGACAGTGAACGTCTCACCGGTCAGCAGCGTGATGCTGGAGCCGTAGTCCCACCAACCGATCAGTTCGTCGTTGGTCGCCGTGTCGTTGTAGAGCACGGCGTAGCGGAACGGTCCGATCGAGCCGCCGCTGGCGGTAAACACGACGTCGGCCAGGACCAACTTGTACGTGCCGCCGGTTTGGGAACTGCTGGAAATCGTGGCCTGAGTTCCGCCGGCGGTGTAGCCGTTGCCCGCGCCGATCTCCGTCAGGTCTGTTTTGACGGTATTGCCAGCCACGGGCGCCGTATTGGTGAGTAGAATTTTCAGAGTGTCGGCACCGAGGTTATGGACCTTCTCCGCCTCTGCTTCGACGAACGAGTTGAACTTGTTGAACGAGGCCATGCTTGACTCCTTGCTTCTATGGCTTGAGAGTGAATTCCGCCGCGGGACCAGACAATGAAAATTCCGCCGACCACCTCTTATCCGAAAATTCCGCCGACCAGTGCTTTGACGAAAACTCCATCGACGCGACCGCCAGATTGCTGTAGGGGTTGGCCGCCTGACCGGCGAGCACGAACGCTCCCGCCTGAGCGGTCAAGCGTCGAGCGATCGCCAGCGATGCCATCTGGCCGACGACATTGAACGCGGCCGATTCGGCGGACAGTTGGCGACTCGCCAGGAGGCTGGCGTCCTGCCCCACCGCGGCGAATGATCCGAGACCAGCAACCAACCGTAGCGTTCGCGAAAAACCAGCGTCCTGGCCGGAGACAACGTAAACGCCAGCCGCGACAGACATGATTCGCCCGGCGAGCAGCGAGGCGGATTGCCCGCTCACCAAATACGAGCCGACAGCGGCAATTATTTTGCGGCTGACGAACATCTCCGCAGCTTGACCACTCGTGGTGAATGTGCCCGACACGGCAGTGAAGTACCGCGAAGCAAAGAGGGACGTGACTTGGCCAGACGTCGAAAAGGTTCCGACCGATGCCTCGACCTTGCGGCCGACAACGAGCGCTGCCGACTGGCCAGCGAAAGAGAATATGCCCACGGTGGCGGACACCGTGCGGACAGCCTGCAGTGATGCCGATTGGCCGGAAACGACAAACGATCCGGCGAAACCCGCAATTCGTCCGGATCGCAGTAGCGACGCAGATTGACCCGTGACGATGAATGTTCCGACGGAGCCCGCGACGACATGGGAGACGAGCAAGTTCGCCGATTGCCCGGCAACGGTGAATGCCCCCACTCCCGCAGCCAGTGGGTAGCCACGATTCAGACCCGCCGTTTGACCGCTCACGGAGAACGATCCGGCATCCGCCGCGAGTCGCGAAGTGTGCCGAAGCGTCGCCGCCTGGCCGGTGAGCACAAAAGAACCGACTGAAGCGACGAGACGGGGTGTTGCCACGAGATTTGCCGACTGTCCAGCCGGCACGAATGAACCAGCCGACGCGGTCATGCCGCGACCGACCAGCAGCGCCGCCGATTGGCCGCTGAGGTTCAAACTTCCAGCGACGGCCGGAAGGATTCTCGTGGCCCTCAGATTCGCCGATTGGCCCGTGGTCGTGAACGAACCACCGACTGCAGTTAATGGATAGCCGTGCGTGAGCGTCGCCGACTGGCCGGACACCACGAATGTTCCGACCGCCGCCGCGAGCGGGTAGCCGTGCGTCATCGTGATCGACTGGCCGGTCAATCCAAACGAACCAGCCGCCGCCGAAACGCTGCGGCCGACCAGCAGGTTCGCCGACTGTCCAGAAAGCGCAAAACTTCCCGCAGCCGCCATGAATGTTCGCGTCGCTGCGAGATTCGCCGACTGACCCGTCAACGTGAACGAACCGACAGACGCCGCGATTGCCCTTCCAGCCAGCAAAGAGGTCGATTGACCAGACAGCGTGAATGTTCCGACGCCAACCGGCAACACTCTGACCGCCAGAAGATTCGCCGCCTGACCGCTCAAAGAGAATTCGCCCGCCCCGGCCGACAATTTGTAGCCAACGAGGAGCGAGACACTCTGGCCGCTCAACGTGAATGAGCCGGCCGACGCGGAAAGGCTGGACGCTTTCTTCAAATCGACAGCCTGACCCGACAGCACGAACGAGCCAACAGACGCCGACAGGGAATACTCGGCATTCAACTGCGGCCCGAAACACCGCGCGGCCCGACGCCGATAGTCTTCACGCAGCCGCAGCCGCGGGAAAGTTCTTGCCAGACGGTGAAATAAAATGGAAGGCATCGCAATCCAGTTCCTATCCGAGTTCGCGCACCGTGATCCGCACAACCAGATCGGCCGAGGCAATGTTGTTGACTAGACGCAAGCCATAGGTGTCGCCCGAAGCGATCAGCACGCGCTCTTCGGGAATCGGGCTGAACACCCAGCCGTTGAGCGATGGGGCACCTTCCATCCCGAAGGCATCCACCGGATCGGCACCCTGAGCGATCGAGCCATACGTCGGTTCGTTCGCCGTGACGTTGGCCTTGACGGTCATCGCCGCTGCCTGATCACCCTGCTCGTGTTTGCGCGGCGTGACCGTGGTGGCCGTCGGCGTGCCGGGCGTGGTGACACGCTGGATGGCACACAACAACTGCTCGTTGGACTCGTTGTTTTCGTTGGTCACGCTGGCCGACAGAATCTCGACCGGCTTACCGCTGGCCGCCGTGATGTAGGCCAGCGTCTTGGCCGTGGTAACGGACGCGATCCGGTAGGCAATCGTGTATACGCCACGCATGTTGGCTCCTATCGTTGGAAGATTGGCCGGGGAAGTGCCCGTGTATTCGGAGTGTCCCACTCCAGAGCGGGCCGCAATGCGACGGCGATGTACGCCCACGATGCGCCTGCGCCGATGTCAGTCCAGTACACGCTTGTCGTGCCCGGCTGTTCCGGGCCTTTGTAGCTCATCCCGTTGCCGGCCACGCAGCTATTCGTCGTCACCGAGGTCTGTCCCGTGCCCGCAGTGATCGTCGTGTCCGTGCTGGTCAAGTAATCGACCACCACGGATCGGGTGGTGCGAATCGTCACGTTGAGCATGGCATCCGCCGCCAAGACGTTGGTGCCACCGGCGGACGCGAAACCTTCGACGGAAGTCGTCTGGTCGATGCCACTGAAGCTCATCGCCGTACCTTCGGCGTCTGAGGTGCCGTCCAGATTTACCTGAATCGTGATCGCACCTGTCGGCGGCGCAACCAGCCCCCAAAACTCCGACCGCACAGACGCCTGAGTGACGGCCCCGAGGAAAGTCATGTTCGTCCCATCGGCCGTTACGCTGGTTGCCGATCTCCCCAAGGTGGCGAGTGCGACGCCCACCAGCAGGTAGCGCCGGTTGCTGGTCCCGACGGTATGGGTCCAGCTATAGCTTGACTGCATTGACACGCAGCCCGGACCAGTCCAGTTCACTCCGCCCTGATCGTCGATTCCCACTCCGCTCCACCAAATCCAAGCGCCAGCGTCAGCACCAACGCCGCTGCCATCGGCTTGATTGTTGGCCCCGCCGCCGCCGCCGCCGGGGAACTGTCCGGCCTCGCCTTGGACTCCGGGCGAGCCGCCGTCGCCGCCCTTGCCGCCGGTATCCGACACATAGGGACAGCGGATCGTGCGTTCCGTGGGTGTCGAGCCGCCGGTTTGACCGCTGGCACTGGCCCCGGCTCGGAATGCCTTTCCGACTTCGCCGCCACCGCCACCGTTGCTGCCGGCGTTGCCGCCGGTGCCGCCGTCGAAGGCCCACCCGTTAGCCGGGATGGTGCAATTTGAGGCCAGCCCACCCACGGCTCCCGTCGCGCTGTCAGTCGCCGGGGTGCGTCCGTAGTCGGCTTCGCAAACCACCGTCGCGCCAGCGTTGCGCGTCAGTTTGCTCTTGGAAGTCGCTCCGCCGGCGAACAGCGTGACATCGACGGTCTCGCCGGGCGCCCACGCCTGCACTCCCCCGACGGTGGCCCCGCCGCCACCACCGCCGGTGGCCCCGCTGGTCGAACCGGCTCCTGATCCGCCATTGGCCTTCACCTCGAAGGCAAAGCGGTCACCAGCCGCGAACGACGGGACCACGAATGATCCGGATGCGTTGAAGAATGCGAAGCCCATTTCTCAGTTGTCTCCACTCAGGGATTTCTCCCGAAACGGATGAATCGCATCCAGCACATCATTCGCGATTTGATCGCGGAGTTTTTCCGCCACCTCGGACGTGGTCGAAAACATGGTCAGCGACTGGCCGTTGACCAGCAACACCACCGTCCGCCCGGCGATTGGTCCGGCTTCCGACTGAATCGGGTGTTCTATTGCTCCGCCCGACACGACCGACACCATTGCGGGGTCGATCCAGGTGCCGTTCGGAAGCTGAATCAGGGAAGGCGTGTCGAACATTGAAATCAAAGCCTATTCGATCAATTCACGGTTTTCCGGAGACGCTTTCAGGCGCGGCACACATCGCGGGCATCTGCGACCCCGACCTGCGGGCCTGGTTTACTTCGGTGGCCGCACGATCACGTCTTCGACTTCCACGTTGGCGTCACCTTTCAGAATCTGGCCAGGCTTCTCAATGATCTTTTCGGCAATCGGCTTCGCCTGATTCCATAGCATCGCCATTCCCAAGCCGGCCGGAGCCAAGCCGGATGCCAGGGCAATTCCGATCGCCCCCAAGGCTCCGATGCCGGTTTTCTTCACCTTGATGTCCATGTCTTCTGGAATGTCGAGTGCCTTATAGGCCGCCTTCAACCCAAGTTTGCGGTCATCCTCCAGGCCCTTGATGAACTGCCCGTACAGTAACTTTTTGTCAATCTCCTGTGAGCTGCCGTTTGAGGTCCGCATTGTCTTGCTCCGATCGTTCAATGTAGTCGGCGACGAACAGTTCACCGACGCGAGCAACGTCCAGCGCCTGCAAGGTCTGCATGCGCGGAACATCAACCGGCTCGCCATTCTCAACCTGTTGGATGAGTTTGGCGAGACGGCTCTTGTCGTTCAGATAATCGGTGACGCGGCTCATGGCTTCTTGGTACTGAAACCGCTAATCATTTCGCCCATCGCCGCACCGGCGATCTTGGCGCGAATGTCCTGGTTGTCGGAATGCTGCTTGCCGAGCACATCGACCGTGTGCGCTTGCGACCGGGCGATGATGGCATTGAAGTTCACGTCCGTCGGCGCATCATTGCTAACGGACTGCTGAGCCTGCCGGGTTTCATCGGCACTCTCGACCGGACCAAACGCACGAGTGGGTTGCGATGCCGCGGCGACCGCACCTTCGGAAGCTTCCGCTACTGTAGCCATAAATCACTTGCTCCTGAAAAAAAGTTGACTGCCGCGAAGCGCGGCTATGGGAATCCGCACACGCGGTATTCACTTGGGTTCGCTGATTTCCTTTTTGAGTTTCACGTCCACTTCGCTGCCACTTTTGAGATCGGGGAGGCGCTTGATCGGTGCGCCGCCGGACCATTGCAGATTGATCGTGACGACGCCTGGTTCGCCCGCTTTGCCGTTCGTTCCATCTTTACCATCGCGGCCGTCGATGCCTTGAATCTTGGCCTGGTTGGCTTCGAGCCATTTCGTTACGGCGGCAGAAATCTCTTTGTCGGTGGGTTGCAAAACGGGTGGCGGCGGGAGAGCGTCCCGTCCCGGCCCGAGGAGGCCGTTCGGTCCTTCGAGTGCCGCCACCCGTTGTTCCAATTTCTCGCAGCGACCGATCAGGGCCGCGATCAATTCCGTGGCCTTCCTGTCGGTGAGCGTACTATCGTTCTGCCAGCCGTCGCCGGGCTTGTGCGTCCGCTCCGGCAGCTTGATTTCGACGTTGGGGGATGGCTTCCAGGTCTTCGTGTCCTGCTGTGGATTCGGCGTGACCGGACAGTAGCCGCCGCCGTCCTTGCAGACCTCGCGCGTCCGCTGCTTGGCCGGTTCCGGCAGATGCGTGTCCAGGAACTTCGCGATCTCGGGCTGCGGGCAGGCATAGGCCCAGCCGACGTCGGGTCCGCCGTTGTGTCCGTCGCTGGTGATGGCTGCGAGCCGATGATCCTGCACGATGCCGCCGCCGCTGTCGCCGCTCCAGAACAAGCCGGACTTGACCGCGAACACCCAGCGGGACATGCCGCGATCGTTCTGGCCAACCCGCGTGTACTTCAGTTGCTTGACGTTGGGGCCGGACGATGCCGGATACCCGACTCCGATCCACTCCCCGGCTTGCCGTGGCCGTTCGTGCAGCGGCGTCACGGCCAGCACGTATTCGATCGGGAACCAGATCAGCGCGAGGTCTACGGTCTCATCTTCGGCGATGAAAATGCCGTTGACTATTCGCCCATCGACGAAGCAGAGACCGACCTTGTCGCCGACCTTCTGACAGCAATGAGCGTTCGTGAGGGCGAAGCCCGCTTTGTCATCGACGGCCACGGTGATCCCGGAGCAGCCGCCCCACGCACCGACGCGCATGCTTGCCAAGACTTCCGGCGGCGACACATCGGCCGCGAACGAGACGACCGGGAACAGGATGGTCAAGAGCCACAAGCACATCATTCGCATGGCAAGGCCCCGTGTGAGGGAATCGAGATTGGAAATGGCGGCAGGCAGTCGTAGGGCACGACTCCGATTTCACGCAGCAGGTGCAACCAGTGACCGGCACCCCACGCCAGCGCGGCCAATCCGATGCAGACGGCGGCGAACGCGATCGACAGGTGCATGATGTGTCGGGCCGTCATCGACGCGCCTCCAATCGCCGCTCGGTGTCGTCGGTCAAGCCGGCGAACACGTCGAGGCCCGCTTCGCTGCCCCGGTGCGGTATCAGCCAAGCCTGCAACTGAATCAGCCCGTTTTCGTCATGCAACAGCACCGCCTTGCCGAATCCGTGCGGCACACGCACCCGGGTTGGGCCGATTTCCTGCACCGTGCCCGTTGTCCAGTAGGGGGCCGTCACAACCCAGGCGTCGCGATCCGGTTCGCTCGCCAGTTCGCGCACGTGATCCTCCAGACGCCGCCACACGCCACGGTTAAATTCGGGCACCTGCGGGCACGCATTCGTGAACACGAACGTCGCCGCCACGTTCTCGCGTTCGCCGTAGTCGTTTGCCGCGACCATGTGGCCGATGTCGTAGACCGGTTCCATGTAGTCGGTGATCGTGGGCCGGAACTCGATGGGAATGTCGGCATCGGACTTGAATCGCAATCCGACCCGGCTGGCGTCGCCCGCGATGACTTCGCGAGACAGCACCTCCAGCGTCCAGCGGGGACAACGCGACCCGCCATCGAACGCGACGGCATACGGGCCACGCTTGAGCACGGTCCCCTCGGGGTATCCGTACCGACCCGTTTCGTCGGGCAGATTCGCCGTGTGGCCGAGCAGCATCCCGAGCAGCAGTACGGCCGGAGACAGGTTGCAGATGCGTTCGATGATTTTCATGGCTGTCTGCCCCTTCCGAACAGTTTCGCGACCGCTTCCATCCCGCCCGCACTGAGCAGGACCGCCGTGATGGTCGGCAGGTCGGCCTTGAGGTCGAAGCCGTTCTGATAGCCGACGTGGAGCATCAACGCCAGCACGAGCCCGAGCACGGCGATCTTGGCGATTGACCACACCGGCGAATCATTCGGCGGCAGTCCCATGTTCCACCTCGCTCTCGTCGTTTGGTTTTGGTTTGGGAATTGGAAAGCCGATGGCCCGCAGACACCACTCGATCAATCGCCGCAGGAACAGCTTGACCAGTCGGTCGTACTTCCATTCGGCTCAGTCATCCTGAAACTGCCCATTCCAAAACTGTCTCAATTCCCGCCTCCAGCATGTCCAGCACTGGACGCCCGCAAAACATTTCGAGTCTGGATCGCGGCACACCGGGCAGATCGTGAATTCGCCGTGTGTCGCATGTTCGCGTTCGTCCTTCCACCCCGATTGAATCCGCCGAAAGTCCTCGCGCTTGGCGTCCACATCACGGACCTCCTGCCAGCGTGTGTCACTCGCACGGGGCGGCACTCACTCCGACAAAGCCGCCCGTCTCGTGATCCGTTAGGAGTTGGCACTTCAGGTGCCTCTGGCGAATCAATTCACGAAATGCCTTCCGGCACGCATTGCCGTAAGACGTCGCCAGCAACACGAGCGACCGCAGACCCACGCACACTTTCCATTTCCGCCGTCTCGTTTTTCGCATGTCACTTCTCCAGTTCACGCCGGTCGAACGGCCCCCGAATCGAACGGGGCGGCAAGTCCGGTTCTCGCCGATTCTCCCTCTGCTGTCCTCGCGGCGTGCCCGCGTTCCGGTTGGTTACGGCACTCGCGGGATTGCTGTCTGCAGTCGGACACGATGCACGCGAATTGCATCGTGACTCCCACGCCGATCACGAGCAGCGTGATGGCAACACCGATGCTGAATCCAAGTGCCGTCATTTGTGGCTCGCTCCGAGAACTCCCTTGATGTTCGCGATGTCTCGGCCGTGTTCGTCGATCAGGTCGCTGTGGTGATCCACGCGCCTCAGAATCTCGCCATGATCGTCCCGCAGCGACTTGAGGTCATTTGTCAGAGTCGTCCGAATCTCACCCATGAGGAAAGCCATGCGCGTCATCCACGCGACGAAGCCGATCAACAAGCCGGAGAGAACCACCACGGCGTTGAACAGGTCGCTGGCGGTCAACGCCATCATTCCACCTCGCTTGTTCTTAGACAGACCACACTCCGTGCAATTCGTGTATCCGCACGCGGCTGACAGGTGCACAAACGAAAAAAAATACCGCCCGGCCAAGCGACGGCGGCGGTCACGCGCTCTCGTGAGCGAGTGACCATCGCCGAAGCCTGACCGGGCGGTGTGTGTGATCCCGCCGACTGATTATCAGGGTTCGGGTCGTGAACGCGGGCTAGTGTGTCCTCGGCGGGCGCGTTTGTCCAGCCGAGTTGAGCACCTGGTCCAAGGGTTTGATCGAAAACCGCCCCTTGGACCGGACGGTGATCTTCACTTTTTTGTCGAGAGGGAGCAAAACGATCGGCCGCGTGGCGCGGACGTGGCCCGTGAAATGCTGCCGTGATTTGGCGGACTTGCGACGCTGCTGTTTGCTGTGCGCGGTCATTTCGGATCGAACTGGCGGAGCGTGATGAATCGGTTCTTGAATGTCAGGTAACCCTTGTCTTCAAGCTGGTAGAGCAGCGGTTTGAGCTCGTCTTCGGAAATGATGACGTTGTCGGCGGCTACCGAGAGCGAGCAGTTGCCGAGATGCGTGAGCACAGTCAAGACGCGGGCGAGGTCGCGTTTGGTCGCGGCATCGGGATCGGCCTGCTTCACGGACGATGGCTGTTTTGCCGGGGCCGCGATTGGTGCCGGAGCTGGCGGCGTCTTGGCGAGGGCGGCCTTGGCTGCGGTCGGCGGGTTGGATTCGCCACCGCTGTTGGCCTGCCCATCGCTGTCTTGTTCGTTGCGATCGTCCTCGTCGTCCTTGTCCTGCAACCACCTTTCCAGATCGGCTTGCTCGTTGATCGCCTCCTTGGTCCGCAGCCGGACGCGATTGGCGCTGTTGAGGATGAACACCTTGCGGTTGTGGCCGATGATCGCACGGACGGCGGAATCGCTGCGGCCGATCAGCCGCGCAAGGTCGGTGAGGGGCGTCCAGCCTTCCAGTCGTTCCAGCACGGCAACGAGGTCCGCCGCGCCGGGTGGGAGCGAGCGATGAGACCATCCGTTACGCTGCTCTTCGGCGACCGCCTGTTCAATGGCGTGACGCTCATCGAGAGACTTCTGTGGCGGCTGCCGAAGCCGCTTGTGGAGAAATTTTTCCAGTTCATGCAGCGCGTGGAGGTCGGCTTGCAACTGGCTGATCCGTTCGCGCACCGCAGCGAGATCGTCGGTGGTCGCGCTTTGCAGCGCGTGGACCAATCCGAGTGTGGCGTCTGTGGGATGTGCCATCATCGCTTTGCGGTTGGATTCTTGGATTCAAGTGTGGGCGCCGTCGCCACCCGTCGCGACCGCAATCCTGCGCCGGCGCAGTAGAAGAACAAGTTCACGGCACTGAAACTCGCGTCACTGCGAGGTCACTGATCTCGCCGATGCCCATGCGAAACTCAAACGCCTCGTTGCCTTCGTCGAACGTCCAGTTGTCCACGTCTTGCAGTTCCGCGAGCAATTCCTCGACGGTCCAATCGTTCTCGAATCCGGCCCCGTACTCTTCGGACATCAAAAAGTGAATCACATCTTCTGGCGTGTCGAGGATTCGGCACTGTGCCCCCTCCCCGCGAAACGTGACCACCAACGGCCCCGACAAGAACATGAAATCAATCCGAGCCGAGCCGCGTGAACAACCCGCATCAACTGACGGCGGGTCACTGGTTGCTTGTGTCTTTGTGCTCATTCGATTGCCTTTCTTTCTTCTCGCCGCCGTTGTGCGGGAGCGTTCCAAACATACGATCGTTTGATCGTCTTTACTCGCTCGTGTCCTGCCAGCCGCGATCCCAGGAGTGCCACCATCGAGTGCCCGGCTGGTAAGGATTCAGCGAGACAGGTTGATTCGTGATGGCGGCTTCGCAGCCGGCGGCGTACGCATCGCGGTCGACTTCCGAGTTGTCCGCGGAATCTTCCGTGGCTGGCGACGATGCAACCACTACGGCGGTGGCACCTGCTTCGCTCGTGGGCTCGGGTTGGCTGGATTGCGGCCGTGACGGTACGGCCTCGCCAGCCGGTTCGCTCGGCACAGGAAACTTCTGACGAAACGCCAGCAACTTGTCGGTGATCGCGTCGATCTTCGTAGGACCGAAACCTTTCATCTTGCCGGGCACGAAGTCGCCACGATTCATCAACTTTTCCAGGTCGCCGACTGTGCGGACTGGCGGATCCAGTTCGGCGAACGACTCCAATTGTTTCTCGGTCAGCTTGAGCGCATCGAGTGATTTTGCGCCGCCGACGTCGATCGACGAGTCGTCGCGGAACGTGAATTCGACCGTCGCTCTGAGGTCGCCCACCTGGTCGTTGAACTTCTTCAAGGCTGCCTGAGCTTCTGGTGGAATCTCGAGGCCCGTTGTCGCCACGGTCGTTGTTGCAGCCTGATCGTGATCGGTGACCGCGGCACTCGCGGGCGATCCCTGCTGAGCCAGCAAGCCCGCCAGCTCGGTGGTCAATTCCTCCCGTTCCGCCTTACACGACTTGGCGCGGGCCTTGAGTTGCTGCTCTTCCAGACACAGTCGCGCGATCGACTCTTCGATCGCGGAAATTTTTTCGGCGAGAGAGGCTTCGGGAATCGGAGTTGTGCCGACTGTCACCGTTGCGATTGGTGGCGGAGCCGCCGAACTCTCTGTCGCTGAATCCACGGAAGCCGCCGGCGGCGTGGCGGACTCAGCGGCCACACCGTAATCGTTGATGTTGCCTGTTGGTTCAACCACAGAGTCGAGTTCCGTCTGGTCGAATTCCACTTCCTGGTTGAATTCCACTTCGGAGAAATCCATGTCGAACTCAGACTCGAGCTCGTGATCAGGGGGGAGGAGCGTGTCGACAGACGAAGTGATCGTGTCGGCTTCGAATTCGTCGAGTGATCCGGCTTCCGGCAGCGAGGAAGTTTCAGCGAGTGGCATGGGAGAATTTCCTTTCTGAGTGCAGCGTGACCTTGGAAATCAAATGGGACGAGAAACGAGTTTCGAAAATTCCGTTTTGTAGTCTTGGAGTGCTTTGCGAAAGTTTTGAAAGTTGTCGGCCAGGCGGCTTTCGAGGAAGCGTTGCTCAATCAAGTCGAGCCGTTGCCAGGCATCGCTGGAGAGCGTCAGCGAGGGCGGAAGTGAACGGTTGAGCCAAGTGACCAACTGGTCCAGTTCGTGCTGGAAATCGCTGTCGACGGATGCGACCGATGGCGATGGCGCTGTCGACGACGAGTGACCAGCCGAGGAATCGAATTTTGCGGCAAGCTTTTGGAGAACCGTGGCAGGCATGGAAGTTTAGGAAGTCCTTTCGAATCAACTGTCGGTGTCTGTCGGAGCACTGTCGGGGAGAAATTTTTACGTAAGCTGTTGTCACTATTGACTTGTCGTGGTTGTCGGGGTTGTCAGGGGTCCAAAAATCCTTCTCTGCTTATACGCGCGCGTGTATACACGCGCGCGCGTATATATATCTATCTTCTTGATTAAATTCTCCTATCTTATTAGTTACTCCGACAACTCCGACATTATAGGAAACAAAGGACTTAGGCTCCGACATTTGAAAACGTCGATCTCCGACAGAACTCAGACAAAACTTGGCAGAAAATTTTTTCATGGCGAAAATAATCATTGCGAATTTTTTTCCTGAGTTTTTCCGCTGTCCGGACAAAGATCGGGAGCGGCTCCCTCGGGCTCGATCCGACAGATTCCGCGATATCCGTCACACCGCGCACCTCCGAAATTCCAAACTTTCGCATACTGGATTGCCGGAAACACCCGTTTGACTTCCTTGCCAAAGATGTTGTCGGCGAGTGGCCGGCAACCGACCTCGTCGCACCATTTTCGGTAACTGACGTAGACCTCCTTCTTGGGCACGTCCCCTTCGGGGTCCGGCGTGAAGTGTTCTAAGAGAAAGCGTCGGGCCGGGTTGACCTCAGAGCGGTAGTCCTCGACCGCCGAGGCACACAACCCTGGAATCGTGAATCGACGCTGCTGGCGAAGGCGTGCGAGCCCCACGAGCGACCAATTGAAGATGCCGGGAAGTTCCCCCTGGTCCTGCCAGAACTCCGGGTGATCCATGCCGTGCACGCGCTCGGATTCCGTAATCTGAACGTTGAGTGGCAGGAGCAGCATGCGCCGCCAGAGTCCGCCCGATCGGTCGGAGAACCGCGGGCGATTGTTCGTGGCCAGGATCAGCCGGGCCGACGGAGCGGCTTCGATCAGTGATTGATGTTTGCGGTTGAACGTCATCCGATCACCGGCCGTGAAGGACTTCAGGTAGCCTTCGGCCATACGGTCCAATTCGCCGACTTCGCTCGTGATGTTCGCGAGCCGGCCGAGCGTCTGAGTCAGCGAAAAGTCCTTGCCGAAGACTTCGAGCGGCACATGCGAGACATTATCCACGCCCAGCACAGCCGTCAGTGCGGCGCAGACGACCGACTTGCCGTTCGCCCCCTCCCCTTCGAGAAGCAGAAACTTTTGGTACGAGGTATCGAACGTTAGACAGTAACCGAACCACTCCTGGAGCAGGGCGATTCGATCGCGGTCGGATTCCAGATTTCGATTCAGGAAGGTCAGCCACCGCTGACAGTCCGCATCTTCCTGAAAATCGAACGGTAGGCAGATCGTCGAAAAGAAAATCGGCGAGTGCGGCCGCAGGTGGTCCGGCTGGCCGGCCAGAAGTCGCGGCACGTCGAGGATCCCGTTTTGCAGCACGACGAAATCTCGAGTTGGGCCGGGGAGAGCGGAGGACTGTTCGTGACCGTTGGATGCCGCGGCGTTCGCGTCCAACTTAGGCAGCCAGGCCGGCATTTCGAGGCGGCTCGATAACAGCGTCATCCCGGCCACGGCCTCTAACACGTTGCTCACGAGTGTTTTCGTGACTTTCTGCGCCACGGGTGGCCGTTCGCGGTCGTGGTGTGGAACCCACGTCTTGGCGTGTTCGACGTGCAATCGGTCGAATTCCCGCTTGATCGTGCGCGTGACTTCGGGGCGAATCTCAGGCAGACTCAACAGATTGTAGGTGCGACCGTCCCAGCGGTAGAACGATTCCCGCCAGTAGCGGAGCGTCGGGCCATCCGCGTGCTTGGCCTGCTCGAGGTAGAGACGACCCAGCCGGTGCGGGTCATCGTCCGCTTCCGTGATCGTGCCCCCCGGGGGGAGAGGGGATTTCTGCGTGTTCGCGATCCATTCCGGAGCGGCTTGGACTGCGGCGGCGAATTGTTCGGATGTTCCGCCGCGGTCTAGCCAGTCACTGACATCCCACTTGGGGGTGAGGGGCGGATCGAATTCGTTCGGCAGGTGGACGACCTTGACGGACGCCGCGACGCCGTGCAGGGCGTTGGCGACGATCGTGGCGTGATCCATGCCGGGTGACGTGCCATCAGGTCGTTGCTTGTCGATGTCGGGAAGGATGGCGACTCGCCGGCCGCGAAGTGCTTCGGAGTACGAGGGCCGCCACTTCCCGGCTCCCATCGGGCAGGTCGTGGTGATCAGGCCGAGTGAGGCCACGCGGTCGGAGTCCTTTTCGCCTTCGACGACGACCACCAAACGATCCTCGCCGGCGGAGGCGATCAGTTCCGGCAGACGGTAGAGAATCGGTTCGATTCCGTTCAGATTCCAGAGAAATTTTCCCGGCTGCGACGGTTCCGGCCGTCGCTGGCGAAACTCTTTCGGATCGAACCGGACCGTCTCGTGGATGACCGAACCGGCCGCATCGCGATACGGATAGACGGCCACGACCTTTCGCTTTGGGCCCGATTTCGCCTCCGCTGAGTCACGCTTTCGTTCGGGAAACAGATCAGACCACAAGATGCCGCCGGCCTGCATGACGTGGATCGTGTCGCACTTCGCGTGGCAGTGCAGCACCGCCAGCCCCGATTTGTCTCCGACGCTGACGGCGAGCGAATTTTCGCGATCGTCGTGGCCGGGACACTGTGCGGACCAACGCCCCGGCCCCAGCGGCTTGACGTTCCGCAGCTTGGCGAGCACGCGATAGGTGGCTTCGTTGCCGACCGCCATGTCCGTTTCTTTCCGTGATGAACTTCGGAATCCAGATTCTCGAAGTGACCTTGTTTGCTATTCCTTCCTTCGCGAGTGCGTTGCACGCACACTATCACTCGAAAAACACACAACTGGCCATGGTGCCGCCATCTCGCTCGTAACCTACGGCAGCTTCGATGATGGCTCTCTGCAAAAATGGCATTTCAGAACAGTTCGCGTTGACCTTCCAGTGGGACGAATGACGGCGCGAGTTTTTTCGGTTCGCGTCGCGCAAGGCAAAGCGGCATGGTCGCGATTCGAGTTTCTGCCAGGGCGACATACTCAGGGCTCAGTTCGCAACCGATGGAGTCACGACCGAGCCAGCTCGCGACCTGAAGAGTTGTTCCGCTGCCCATGTAGGGATCGAGGACCGTGGCCGGAACGGGGTCGCCCGCGTGGCATTCACACGTCGGCCAGTAGTCTTTCACGGCTGTCCGGACAATATGTCGCTGCGGATCGAGGTTCGGAGACGTCGATCGACGTTGGCCGAGCGGTTCATCTGCCCCGGAGAGCTTCCAGATTTTGTGGTTGGTTCCCGGCCGGGTCGGCACGCGCTCGCGGTGAACCACCGGGGCGTACTGCGCACCGCAGGCCGGGCAGCAACCGGCCTTGGATGTCGCGGCGCGGATGATGCGAAAGGGAAGTTCGCTGGGGAACGTCGCGAAGTGCCGTTCCTTGAACGGCTCGCTGGAGAGACTCCAGACGGAACGCTGATTCCGCCGTTCGACGGCGGGAATGTTTTTCAGACCGACAACACGGTGATCGTGGCGTGTTCCATTCCGGTAGGCCGACGCCAGTTTGTGCTGACGCTGTCGGCCGGCATGACCGACGGCCCGCTCCTGCACGGCGTCGCCGTCGGCGAAGTAGTCCATCGACTTCGTAAACTGGAAGACAAATTCGTGCGCCGTCGTGCAGCGCCACGCTCCGCGGCGGAGGATGTAACCGCCATGTTCGCGGCACTTGTCGCAGCCGGGGCAGTCGGACCAGACGGGAATCGATTTCTCGGTTCCACGGTATTCTCCAGACGCCGAACCGTGAGCGTGCTCTCCCATGTCCCACGACGACAGTCCGCCCTGTGGTGCAGATTCCATTTCGCCGGTTTTCGCTCGGCACCGCACCCAGCGCCAGCCGCTGACGCTTTCCGGCATCGGCGATCTCTTCGACCACACGATCGTCGAGCGGAGCACCCAGCCATCGGCCTGCATGGCGAGGGCGAATCGGTGCGGCACGAGAAGCTGATTGCCGGGCGCGACATCGCAGTCGGGACAGGCGGCTACGAGTGATGCCGCGTTCGTCGCCTGCTTCTGGTGCGGAGATTCGACGGGATTGCCGCCTCGGCCGCCTCTGCTGTAGGTATCCCCAAGGTTCACCCAGCACGTCCCATCGTCCCGCAGCACGCGACGCACTTCGCGGAACACCGCGAGTTGGTTCGCAAGGTACTCGTCGATCGTCGGTTCGTTGCCGAGCGCGCCGGACACGCCATAGTTCCTGAGTTGCCAGTAGGGTGGCGACGTGACGCACGCATGGACCGAGACCGGCGCGAGCGTCTTCAGCGTCTCGCGGCAATCGCCGATCAGGGTGCGTGGTGTGGGGCGTGGCATATTCGTGCGGACTATCGTTTATCTCAGACTCCTGCGATCGCCAGCGTGATCGCCTTGGCGACGGGCGGGCAGACGCTGTTGCCTATCTGGCGGGTGATTTGCGATTTGTTGCCGTGGAATTGATAGCTCGCCGGGAAGCCCTGCGCGGCGGAGAGCTCGCGATTCTGGAGCATCCGAAACCCGATGTCCGCGACGCCGAGTTGCCGCATGGTGACTTGAAGAGTTCGCATCGCGTCGGTTGCTGCCGCCGGCCAGTCTTCTGGACCGGAGCACAGCGCGAGGCAGAGCGAGTGCCGATCCTTCGTGGTGATCGTTGGCACGGGTTTCGCCGCGCCGGACATCGTGTCGTTGCCGTAGAAACTTGACAGCCACGGCACGACGAGCGACTTGCCGTTGTGGGCCGTGATCGTCTTGATCGGTTCGCAGAGTTCGCTGCATCGTCCATTGGTCTCGCCGCCGTGGCCGTAATTCACGTCGGCAAGGAATGGCACCGCGAGCAGTGCCCCATTGCGTGTTCTGATCGTTGGGCATGGTTTGTCATCGACCGGCGAATATGTACCGCCAAAATGTGTCGATGCGATCAGCGGCATCGCCAGGCCGTGATGATGGCCGTTCGCCGTCACGCAGCCGACCGGTTCGCCGAGTTCCGCGGCGTCGGCATGGTTTCGCAGCCGGACTTGGTACGGCACGGCGAGGCATTTCGCATCCTTCGTGACGATCGTGTTGATCGGCCGAGTGAGTTCGGAAGGTGGCGACTGCCCATCTCTCGCGCCGCAGCCGCACACGAACGGCCCGACGAACTTCCGCAGTCCCGCTTCGATCCGGAGCAACGTGTTGTCAGCGAGTGGACGCGACCGCGAGAAGATCGACGGGCACGGAATCGACCAGTCGAGGATCTCGCTCGCCGACCGCCATGGCAGCAACCGGAAGCCCGGCAACTCGCCGCCGATGTTCGCTGCGTGCGTCGGTTCGGGCCACGAAATTGATCGATTGCCCTTGCGGGCGACCACAAACAGCCGTTCGCGTGACGTCGCGGCTCCGAAGTCGGCCGCATTCAGCAGCCGGCAATCCACGCGGTAGCCTGCCGACTCGATCGCCGCCAGCCAGGCCCCGAAGAATCGGCCGCGGAACTTCGGCAGCGGCCGTCCGTGATCGCCTACCGGCCCCCACTCGCGGAACTCGGCGACGTTCTCGACAACGATCCAGGAGGGTCGGTGATGCTCAATCCAGCGCATCAAATCCCACGCTCCGGCCCGCTGCTGATCCGACGTCGGCCTTCCGCCTCGCGCGCGGCTGTGATGCGTGCATTCGGGCGACGCAAACAGCAGATCAATCCGCGGGCACTCGGCGGGGTTGACTTGATCGAGTCGGCTGTGAATGTGACGCGCCAACGGGAAGTTCGCGGCGTGCGTCTGGATCGCGACGTCCCAGTGATTGACGGCGCAGACCACGCGAGCGGCTCCGGAATCTTCGGCTCCCTCCGACGTCCCGCCAGCCCCACAAAAAAGGTCGGCGCTGATGAGTTCTCGTGTCATGCCTGGGCCTCCACGGCAGCCGTCTCGGACTTGATCTTCTCGTTCTCCGACCAGAATCGTTCCAGAATCCGAAAGGTTGTTCGTTCCGCGAATGTCCGCGTGTCGCACGGCCACCAATGCACCTTGGGGAACCGCTGCTGCCAGGCGATCACGGATCGGTAAACGCTCTTGGGGGACAGTTTCGAGTGGGCTGGCGGTTGGCCGACGATCGCGGACCAGCCGGCTTCGATCACGACGGCCGCGAAAGCCAGTTCATTCAGCCGAACCAGCTCGCGTTCGAAACGCTCGCGGCCCTGACCGAGCGTGGCGTACAGATCGTCTAGGCTCTTGCGTTCCACGGCAATCTGATCTTCGTGACCGGCCAGCGAGTAGTCGCCGCTGGCCAAGCCGCGAATTTCCGTGCGCACGATCAGCGGGCGACGTTTGTGACGTGCGTCGGCAATCAGTCCGCGAAACGAGTAGGGCGCCTGTTCACGAGAGTCGATGACGATCGTGAACGGACAGACGAGATAGTCTGGTTCGCCTTGAGTTGACGATCGTCTTGTGGCGATGGATTCCATCACGATCTACGCTCCTTGTCATTCGCCTGCGACTTCTTTTTCCAGTTCGTCACGGCACCATTCGATGTAGCCGGACAGCATTGGCCATTCGTCGATCCAGTCTTGGTCGCCCAGCCAGAGCAGGTAGCTGGCCGGCAATTCTCCCAGCGGTGTTCCCTTGTGAGCGCCGAACGGCATCGGATCGTCATCGCCAAAATGTGTACGGATTTCGCCAGTAGAACTCATGTCCTGGCCTCCAGTCGTTCCCTCAAAAACGTCTTGCGATCCCGCAGCGACAGCCGGCGGCACTGCCGCTGGAACACGGACCACTGGCCGATCGTGAGACAGATTTTCTCAGCACGGCTGACCGCGGTGCGCCACCATTCCATCGACGTGACGAAGTTGGCTCCGGAGAATTCGTCGATCAGGGCGATCACGATCGGGGCTTGCGACCCCTGAGCCTTGTGGCAGGTCAGGGCGTAGCCCAGGTCGAACTTGCTGCCTTGCGATTCGGATTCGCCCTGGCCGACGAACGGCACGAGACACAGCCGCGGCGGCGATTGAAATTCGACCAGCATCCGCTTGGGTTCGATCGCCAGCACCTTGCCGAGATCGCCGTTGGCAACGAATTCTTTGAGTTCCGATTCCCGCAGCGGAGACTTGGGCACAGGCGGAACCGCTTCGTCATCGAGGTCGGGAATCGGCAGCCACGTGTTGCTGGTGCAGATGATCTTGTCGCCGACTCGGAATGGTGGACCATTCTTCAGGCCCTGCCCGTGCGGATTGAGCCAGCCTTGCATCAGGCTGTTGACATTCTTTCGCGACAGTTCCGACTTCTCGTTCACGGCCACCAAGACTTGAATGTCCCAAGTTGGATTGATGCCGCCTGGCGGCGACTGCAACAGAAATTGCAGGTGCCGAAGCGTGGTCGTAGCCGAGGGAGATTCAATGTGTTTCCAGTTGTGGCCCGCAGGCAAATCCAGAGCCATCCGTGGCTCAAACCGCTCGCCTTCCTTGATCTTTCGACAGCCGAAGACAATGTCTCCGGCGTTCCGCTTGATTTCCGTCAGTTCGCCGCACGGGACGCCGGCGGCGATCAGATCGCGGAGTGGGGCGCCATGCCCAACGGGCGGGAGCTGGAACGGGTCGCCGATCAGCAGCACATGCGTCGTGGGATGCAGGGCGTCGAACAGATTGGCCGCGAGCGACGTGTCCACCATCGACGTTTCATCGACGATCACGAATTGGAACGGCAGGGGATTTTGTGCGTTGTATTGAAACCCCCAGCCCCGACCGTCGTGACCATTGCGGCCAACTGCGAGCAGCCGATGAATCGTGCGGGCTTCGAGGCCGATGCCGTACTGTTGCAGCATCGATGTGCAGCGCACGGCCGCCTTGCCGGTCGGGGCGGCAATGGCCACGGAATCCAAGCCCTGTTCGTCGGCGATCCCGCGGATCACCGAAGCGGCCGTGAATGTCTTGCCGACTCCGGGGCCGCCGGTCAGGATGCCGACGCGGCCCGCGAATGTCGTCGCCACGGCGGATCGCTGGTGGTCCGTGAGCCGGGCCAGTTTCGCGACGTCAGGCCAGCGGAGCATGGGCGACCTCCGTGTCCGAATTGGATTGCAAATCCGTTACGTTTTCGTCGCCCCAGGACAGACCATGCCGCGACGCGCAGACTGGCCCGTAGCCTCGGCGCTTTGATTCGTCGCTCGTCAGTAATCGTCCGCAGAATTGACAGATGCCGGTTTCCTGGCCGAGGCGGGCCAGATGATCGGTATCTAGCTGTCCATCGGGCACCTGTTCGTCGCCACCAACAAATTCGACGTGCCGATCTGTTTCGTCACACTCGCCGGGCAGCGCCTCGGTGAAGCGCGGCAATTCGTGAGGTCCGTCCAGTAGTTGGCGAATCTTCGCCGCGAGCCGGTCTTCGTCCGCCGCCTTCTCGCCATCGGCAATCCAGAGTTGCTGGCTGGCGTCGCGATGAATCGCCAGCCAGCCAGACCGGACGCCCAGCTTGATCGCACGGACCAGATTGGTCGCCACACCAGAAACTTTTTTCTGCAACACTTCGCGGAGCTTTTGGAGCGGGTGCCAGGTGTGACCCGCGTTGTCTTCGCGGATGGCGTACCAAACGCAAAACATCTGTCGCTTGGTCCGATTCAGCGGCAGGCCTAGGTCGCAGTACAGTCGGTCGCAGCGGAGAAATCCGCAGCCATTGAACCCGGCCACCAACAGGCAAAATGGATCACGGGTGATGCGCCGGGCAGACAGGATGCCCCAGTGACGCAGGCAGGTTCTGGTCAGCGAATGCGGAAATCCGCGACCGGCGAACAGATTGACCAATTCGATGTTCGCGTCTTCAGTTGCAGCCACGCTTGTCAATTCGGCGGCAGCCGCATTGGCTTTGTCGATCGACAACCAGACCCGGCCATTGTTGATCGCGGCACAGGCTCGCTCGGGATCCGTTCTCAGAATCTTGACGGCATCGGCACCCAAGACGTCGAACAACTTCCCGGCAATTCCCGGTCCGATGCCCGTCGCGTAGCGAGCCAGGTAATTGACCAATCCAAACCGCGAGTGCGGCTCGGACTTCGCGAATTGCTGAAACTTGAATTGTTTTTCAAGCTGATCGCTTCGAGGGTTGCGGCGCGATTCGTCCCAACGGCCAAAGAATCGGTAGGTCAGCCCTGGAATCAATTCGCCGCGAGGGGCTTTCCCCAGCACGATTTCGCCAGACTCCAGCGTCGCGATGACAAAGTCATCGTCGATGCTATCTGGTCGCCAGCGCTCGCGCGACAGGACGCCAGTCAGTTCTTGAAGTTTGGGGGCGGACATGATTCAATTGTCGATTGGCCAGCAGGCATCCACGATTTTCTTGGTGAAAGAAAGATCGAATGCGGCGAGAACATCGCGGTCAACTTTGGCGGCATAAGCCAAAACGCAAACGGATTCGATGTAGCAGGCCATTTGGTCTTGGTTGAAGCCGCGGCTCAGCAGAATGCCAAGGCTAATCGCGAGATTGCCAACTGCTGATTCTGGAGTTTCAATCGTATTAGGCGTTGGCATTTGTCGCCCCCTCTTGCTTCCATCCGCAGATGACACTTGGTGGAGTGAATCTGCGGTCCACAAGCACGCAGTATTCCGATGCCTGTTGAGTGACGTTGCTCGAACCCCAGCCCTCGACCTTGACGTTGCTCGAACCCCGGCCCACGACCGTGACGTTGCTCGACTCCCGGCCCTCGACCGTGACGTTGCTCGACTCCCGGCCCTCGACCGTGACGTTGCTCGACTCCCGGCCCTCGACCGTGACGTTGCTCGAACCCCGGCCCACGACCTTGACGTTGCTCGACTCCCAGCCCTCGACCTTGACGTTGCTCGACTCCCAGC